TTACTTGAGCCTCGAAGCTGGATTAGATGGGGTTATTTTTGTTAGCTCCCACCTGATATTCACCTGTTCTACATCTCCTGTACAGGTAATAGCATAGGCTCGGAAGAGCAATCAAAAGCTAGGGAGTATAAATAAAATGTTATTAGCAAACATCTATTATCTAAAACCAACACAGTGTGGGCAACGATTGCTCGACCCACGACAGCAGGAGGATGATAGTTTGGAAGGCATAAAACTAAGATCATAGTTCCGTGGTCTTATACCTGTTATATCAGGTGCTGGGGTGTCCTTTAAATATAACAGTGATTGACTAGTAGTAACCTTACTAACTTCACCAACTAAGCTCGACATTGTTCCTGCTGGGTAATAGCAGAGCTATAGACAAAACAATATGAAACTAAAGGAATGTAGTCAATGTCACCAGATGGTATACCTATGGAAGAGTAATCCTAAGTTATGCAAGGCTTGTGCTACATCAACAAGCAAACGACCTATTTTAAGCCTCTCTAAGCAACGATCTCCGAGTGAGCCTATAGTCAGTAAGGTCAAGATTAAAAGTGTCTCACAGAGGAGATTATTAGCTCTAAGGGAATATAGGGTGGTGAGGGATGCTTATATGAGGGATCACAAGATATGTGAGCATCCAGAGTGCAATAGTCCTAGTACGGAGTTGCATCATTCAAAGGGAAGGATAGGTAAGCTATTAACTGACCCATTATACTTCAAGGCATTGTGTCATGCTCACCACGAATGGACAGAAAAAAACCCAATCCTCGCTAAAGAATTGGGTCTAAGTGTAGATAGGTTGAGCAAGGATTAATCTCCCCATAGCTCATTCAAAATAGTTTCAATATCATTTTTTAGATTTAACAGATCACCTCCTATGTTTTTTTCTAATATTCTAAAAGCATTGCGTGATGAACCTTTAAGTTTCATTAGCTTGTCATTTAGTTGTCCATATTCAGGATCATATTTCATCTCTAACCTGGCAATCTCCAGGTTCTCTATTAGTAACTGAGATAGCACGTAACTCAGTCCTAGTGCTTTTGTTTTTGGATCGTTCATTTATAATTTTTAAATTTTAATACTGCTTTCATTACCACTACGTATAACACAAAGCTAACTATTATTGTTCTCATAACTGTTGTTTAATCATTGTAAGGTAATTACCATTCTCTGCATAGTTTCTTCCTATGTAACTGAGATACTTCCTGCGTGATTTGTTTTTAATCAATACCTTGCTCTGCCATATCTTATAGTCAGCTACGGACTGTTGCCAACTAGTATACTGGGCATGGCCACGATTAGAACCTATTGCAGTAGTACCTCTTCTCTCTGGTAACTTCATACCAAACAAGTTGTTGTTATGTATAAATATCTTTGAGGTGTACCATCCTGTCTCAATCCTAGACTGAGCCACCATGATGTCTATATACTTGATCCCCAGAGACTTGGCTAGATGTATCATCCTGCTCTCCGAAAACTTAGTTTGGATATGTGAGTTGATGTCTATCTGACCTATCTCTAAGGAGCAAAGTATAAGAGCTATAAATATTATTATCTTTTTTATAACCATATATAGTTTATTTTATTGATCTGAATTCGTAAATAAATTTGTTTAGTAATAGGCTGAACATGGTTATAACCATTGCTCCAGACAGATAAGGAGATGATAGTTCTTCTCCATACGATACGGTAGCCATTACAAGCAACACCAATGTAATCATTAAATACCTTTGTAGTTCCTTCATCCTCTGTTTATTTTAAAATCGTTAAATAAGACCTTAGGAGCTACCATTTTAATCTCCATGCGTGAATAATACTCGCTAATAAAATCCATTGCCGTATGCCTATCTATATCAGCTACAGAGCATAATACATTTATTGCTAGTCTGTACTTGCTTTCAGAAGATACTAACTTACTGAAACCTTTGATGCTTTGTGCATACCTGACTAGCTCCTCATATCTGATCTGATCCATAATAATCTTCTATAACCGAGTTTAATGAATTAGTATCTGTTATGCCAAATTCCTCCTTGATAGACTTGAATAGCTTGGCTATAAAACGCTTTTCTCTTTGGTCACCACTGCTAAAATACATTGAAGACATCCATCCTATGGTATAATACAATGCTCCACTTTCATCCTTTTCCATGATCTTAATTGCTTAGTATGTTGATTAATAATAATGAACCGATAATTACTACGTATGTAAGCAAGATGATTAATACTGCTACTGTAGGTAGTGTATTCTTTTCTTTGCTCACCTCACATGGGTATAATATACACCCATCTGGATATGCCGTGTGGCTTATTTTTATGCTAGTCTTCATCTTATTCTCTATTTTCATCCCATCCACAATTAATACACGATATGTCTCCAGAAGAGTTTTTAATAATATTTTTAGAACCACAATTATCGCAAGATGGTTCTTCTATTAATTCAATGTTTCGCCAATCACACTCATCACTGATGGCATAAAATATCTTTTCTATTGTGGCTTCATTGTTCAATGCCGTGTCAAGAACATTATACGCTTGTTCATCTGTACATTCGTAACGATCTGTTACATCTTGAATAGTCCATAAATTACCTACACAATAACCATATTGCTTCAAGATGGCTTTTGCTTGTTCGATTTCTGTTAGTTGATTTTCCATGATTTTATTTGTCTTTATGATCTTTTATAATTAATTCTTTAAGATTAGATAGTTTTTCTTTGATCCTTGCAGTTGCATCTGATACACAAATTCGCTCGTATGCATCTTCGTTCTGCAAATATATGTCTATATCTAGACTAATTACCAATGTGCTCATCTCATCTATTAGCTTTAGTTTTTCTTCCATTTGTTTAAGTTTACTCATTAAATAAATCTGTTGATTCTATAACTACAGATACACAAGCAGTCCATACATACCAATCATTATCACCATCTACTTCTAGTATATCATTATAAGAATTTATTGCCGATTGTTTTGGATCAGGTGATTCACCTTCTCTGTAAGTCATCCAATAGTCTTCAAACTTATCGGGTTCTGTTCTGTGTTTTAGCGTAACTGCTACGATGTAATCCATGTTTTTAGGTTTAAGGTTAATAATTAAGATCGGGAAAATCACACGGGTCTGATATAAGACCACAGTCTGGACATTCTATCTTGTCTAAGTTTACTTCTACTTCGTGCAATACTACTGAACCACAGTCACCACACGTTACAATGTTAATTCCAGATGATTTTATAATCTCTTGTTGTAATTCTAATTGTGTTTTCATATTATTTCTTTTTAAATTGTTCAAACCATTCTGGTATATCAGCTAATACAAAATCAGAATACTCAATTAAAGTTGCTTCTATTATCTGTTTAACTTCTTCCTCACTATACATTCTTTTAGCTTGCCATTTAGCACCTTGAATAAAGCCAGTTCTATTTTTAGAATATTTATCTGCTAATCCATATATTCTATCAGTAGCTTCTTCAAGTGTTTCTTGCTTAAATTCTTCATACAATCCTAGATTCTCATCATATCTCATCATGTCAATTAGATTTTGTTTTTGTTCTTCTTTTGGTTTCATTTTCTTTTAGTTTAAATTATCTGTAAATACCTGCCCAATTTGAGCCTTGATTAGTTATAAGCACTACTTGAGCCTTTACTAAACTATCATCCTTTAATTCATTCATAAGGTTTGTTGCTCTATCCAGAGCCTCATCATAATCCTTAGCATAAACAAAGGTAGTATAATCAATGTTATTTCCTGCTTTATCCTTGAAGAAAGCTTTATATTTCTTTACTCTGCTAACAAGTCCCATGATCTTAATTCATTTAGTTTTTTACTATTTAATCCTAATGACTTGATAATAAACTTAGCTAGTCTACTGTTAACCTTTGGCTCTGTAACGTCATTAGAGCCTATCTGCTGAACGATCTCTGATGGCTCCATACCTAATACTCGCTTACAGAATTTAACGTCTTGTCCGAGGTAAAAAGCCTTAGTACCTTGACTGGTAGTTACTTCTAGAGTCCAGTTATGATCAAAGCCATAACTTGAATTTATTTTAATTTGTGCTTTCATGTTCTTATAAGTTTTGAATTGCAGTTAATATTCCGTTAATTATCCATATTAATGTTACTGTGGCTAGTGGCCATTTGATCCATTGTGTTTTAGTTTTCATGTTCTTTAATTTTAGTGTGTTTAATAATTTATCAATAGTCCAATAGCATATTTTATAAAATGTGATACGTCTTTTCCACCAATCAAGTAATTGCCCTCACTATTATAAATATAGGCTCTGAATTTTTCGGTAGTCGTGTTGGTTAATTGAAATTCATTTTCATGCTCAAAAATGAAGTCTGTAATTGCTCTTTTAAGTTCTGTTCTCATGTTCTTAGTTTTTTTTACGGTTAATAATGTACTGTGCAATAGACCCAACTATCATTGCTGGTGCTATAATGGCAGTAAAGATTACTGCGATGCTGATAAGATACTCTGTGTTTTCCATGTTTGATTTAAATTAATGGGAGTTATTAGCTCCCATATAAGTGTGAATGATTATAAGTCTATTGCTTCGCCTAAGTTACAGTCATAATAAGCTAACTGCTCATTATCTCGAGCGTATAAGATAGCTTCTGATCTGCTCTCTATATGAATAGATACATCTAATACTAGATCATTACCATCGACCCATGCACCTAAAAAAAGCTCCTGATTTTCACCTGATATAATCAAGTCTGCTTTTATCTTTATGTAATCAGCAATAGTATACTGCAGATTGTTTGGATTATACTCTGATCTAGATTCATGATCTCTGATCGAAACCATAAAACCATAGTCAGGATTAAATTCACCCGTCAATAGATTGTAACTTGCACCACCAGTATTGATGATTGCATTTTTGAAATTGATTAAATTGCTCATGTTCTTAAGGTTTAAAAATTAGTGACTAATAAATGATTAATATTGATTTGACTTTTAGTTTCAGTGAAATTTATATGGACTTTAAAGTCATTATTTTTCTTGCTGAATTTAGTGTATAGCCTACACTGTAATGCATTGATCACCTCATGCTTATCTTTGTTATGAAATAAACAAAGTGAAATAAAACTTGACTGCTTGCACAAGTCTGCATTGAATAAGTTAACGGCAATATGGTATTTTCTGCTCTTTGTCATAAGATTAAAGATTAAATTGTTTATGATTTGATTAATTAAAAATTACTTTGTACGCTAGCCCATATAATAGCCTGATACTCGAAGCCCTTAAGCCCTAATTTCTTTGCTTTGCTTATTGTAAGGCGTTCTAACTGATCGTATGCTAAATGGCCTAATGATTGTATGGTTTGATTAAAACAAGCCCTAATATGCCATACATCTACTGTTATTCGATCTTCATCTAAGCTACCTACATTACATACAAAAGAGTAAGTTTTTCTAGATTCATTAGTAATTTTAACAGTACCTAATGCAATAGCAAACGCCTTAAATTTATTGGTGTGAAACGTGCTCACTTTAATATCCGTAGGGCTTAATCCGTTCTTTACTGCATTCAATACAGTGACCGTATCTTTTAAATTTGTAGCCCATTTATTGCGAGGGCTTAAGGCAGAAACTACAGAGGCAATAACATCTGATCCAATACCGAAAATCTGTTCCTGATCCTTGCAAAATTGATTTGCATTTTTGTACCAATCAAGCCCGCTTTTGATCTGCTCATTTGTAGCTAGATTAAAGTAATGATCTAGATTTTTAGATACTTTTGCTAACTGGTTTTTAGTTAATTTTTTCATGTTCTTAATTTTTTAAATAGTTAATAATTAAGGTTTTTAATCTCTTTAAATTGGTTTCTGTAAATTGCTGGTTTCCGTAGCTTTCCGCTCTATATATATTTTGAATAAAATAAATTCCGAAACCTTTATATTTAGCAAAAAATTTTATGTTTTTTTTCATGTTCTTAGATTTAAAGATTAATAATTAATAGCTCCACAAAATTAGATCGTTTAAATTGCACCACCTACGGCAATCATTTTCAATTTTGTGCGTCTCATTACAGTAAGTAGTTAATTCTGTAGGTTGAAAATCATCTGTTACGTCATAATAACGCAAAGTGATTTTTTTATAATCTGCTGGATCGCTCAAAGCAATACCTAAAACTGTAGTTTGGCCTGATTTGTCAGTGAATAAAAATACTTTTTTCATGATTGTTTAAATTTTTATGGTTAAGACGCTTCACAGCGTTTCGGATATTTAATCCATCATCAGTTAACCTTAAATTGTATTATACCATTCCAATCAGGATGACTAAATAATTGAGGGCAGAAATAATTATCGAAACCATGCTCTTCTAAATCATCAATAAAGTCAGCATATAAATCAGCCTTCATTAAATGTACCGTTCCTTTGTTATAAATCTCTACGTGATAATTAGTTTCCATATCGGCATTCCAGCTACCATTTACATAAATTTCAATTAGATTATTCATAATGTTTACTTTTTTCATGTTTTTAGGTTTAAAGATTAAAATATGTTATTAATTCATTTTCTTGTTTATCAGTTAACAATAAATTGCCGTCTCTGTATAAACTTAATATTTCTGCATCTGTTGGATTATATCCGTATATTTTTTTATGATTTGCTTTAATTTTTTTCATTTTCTTAGGTTTTTAGGTTTATAGTTTTAAATGCAAGTATTTGATAGATCAATATCTATATCTTTATAATTTACAGATAGGTATTTATGTAATTGATTTAAATTTCTAAATGCTCTGATAGTTTCTTTATCGCTCCAACACGTAGAAAAATGATACTCTTTAATAATGGCAATATAATTACCTTTGAATACTTTGCCTTTGTCTGCTACCAATAATACATTATCGGTTAGCACGTTTTCTTTTAAAATAAATTGAGTCATGTTCTTAAGTTTTTAAAATTGTTAACTGATTTGATGATACAATAGTAAGGACAAAGAATAATACAATCCAAATTTATTTGCAGTTTATAATGATTCTAAATAAGGAAACTGATTCTGGAGCATGGAAACAAAGATTAAGCACGTAGTTTATAGAGATTCTAAATAGTGTATATATATAAATGCTCCTCATATAGTAAAGAAACATAAACAGAAAACAATATAATAGATAGTATAAAGAGTATACATATATATAAGAGACAAAGCAAAGTAGTAAACTAGATAGGTAAAAAATGAGATAGTAATATAGTTAACTGGTTTTTAGATGCATTCAAGGTACTTAATAAGCTACGTTTAATGATCATTTGAATAACAAAGGGTAAAAATAAGACTGTTAGACTGTAGTTATTCCATCTTAACAAGCATAAACATACACTAACCAACAAAAACACAAACCAGCCTTTAAAGTACATTAAACCAACATAGCCAATACCTTAGTGTATTTTACTATAAAACTTAGCAAACTTAAAAACCGTGTTTAAACATACGTGAATACACCTTTGCACACGGTGGAGACAAAGACTTAGTGTACTTTGCTAAGGATCTTAGTATATAGGATGCATTACCTTACACGTGTAAAGAAAAAAGAGATACATATCTGCCAGTATACTATATAACGCAACAGGCAAGAGATCAAAGGATCAGAAGGCATTCCTTTATCTGCTGGATGCTAAGAAAGTTAGCAATCTGGATGACGATGCTAAGATCGTTAGCAAGGGTGCTGGGTCTGGTGATTCGGGTTATTGAGGGGTATGGGGGTACTGTATTGTATGGTATAACCCCTAGAGAACACACTCACATCATCCAGGATGTACCCTATACATTTTACGGTACTAAACCCTATTAAATAAAAGAAAGTGTCTTAGAGAGCTTGTATTTAGGTCCTATATATACAATTAAAAATAACAACATATCTCTTAAGCTCTACACGACTGCTTGTACTCCTATAGTTTATATACTAGATGATTCAATCTATTAAACTAGTGTATCTAGGTCAAGTTCTCCTAGTTTTGTGTCGTATTTAAAGAGACGTATGTTGTATTGTATTTAATTGTTAGGTCCTAGGAACCATATTAGATTGTTTAGTTTATCTATCTCATATATGTAGCAGAGGAAGTCTTTATCTCCTGTAGATTCTTTGAATATGGAGAGCTTTTGTTCTTTTATATCGAAGCAGTAGTCATAGATACCATGGTAGTATAGATCACCACCTAGGTTTCTAAAGTCATTAGCTTCTAGTTGAGCTTGTGTGATCATAGTTGATTAGGTATAGCAGAACGATACCATTCTTTTTTTATTGCAAGATCTAACATTTCTAATAGCTCACTTACAAGATCATCGGTTAATATTGACCATATTTCCTGGAATTTCTCTTCATCCTTTTTCTTTAATCTTTTATTATCCCATCTCTTTAAGAACTTATAGAACTTACCAAATATAAAATCATCGTTGTCCCAACATAGATCTTGCTCAGGGTATGAAGGGTCCTTTAAATTATTGAATTCTATCCATGATCCTGAATCAGAATCAAAATCATAATCATATATTATTCTAACTAACTTAATGTTACCTCTGTTGTTCTCTATTGCTTCTGTATGTATCATAATGATTTATTTGTTTAGTACCACCAGTATCTCATGCCATAAGTCTTTCTGTGCCTGCCTTTTTCTCCAGCTAAGAGCACAAATAGTCTTCTCCATTCTTTTTCTTCTAGTTCAGTAGCCTTATCAAATATTTTTGATTCGTGTCCACTTAAGTCAACTAGTCTATATCCACCATTTTCTTCTTTAAATACAGATGATGATGTAAATTCTAGTTTAAGAGCCACCCTGGCTTTTTCTACATAGTCACCTTCTTCTATGGACTGCATAATGTCTATGGTTTCGTTTATGTTTTTTGTTATATTTTTATAATGAAACGATTCATTTTTAACATTTTGTTCTATACACTGTTTTAATCCCTGTAGAGACCTTCTAAGAATGATTAAAGAGAACATATAGTCAAAGTTTCTGTGGTTCCATAGCTCTTTCCTAAAGAACCAGATGTTTTTAATTAAGTTTATCATATTATTTGATTTATTAGTGTCATGTCTGTAGCTCCATTGCCGTGTATAAAGACAGGAGTTGTATTAGTTTTTAAGTTTATTAGTCTACCATCCTTGTAATCAAAATCATCATCTGCTATATGTGAGTAAGATTGAAATAAGATACAATTAAAATCTCTAATAATATGATAATCATAATTATTTCTTAAATATCTTCTAGTAAACCATTCTTGATCGTCATCCTCGTAATTTGGTGGTGAGCTTTCAAATAAATTAATGAATGAATTCCTATTACTATAATATAATCCAGAATTAATGTATTTCCAATCTCCATGATTATTTGATGGGTAGGCTACGGCTAATTCTGCTACTGGCCAACAAGCTTTTTCACAAGAAACTACAATTGATGGAGAAAATGGAAGGTTATCATTAAACTCTTCTGGAGATCCAAGGACAACCACATCGTGAGCATCTACAAACACAAAGCTTTCTATCTGGGGATTGTTAATTAAAAAACTATGGGTCTGTATTAACTTAGTACCAAAACCTTTCCACTCTGAATCTATGATATATACTTCCCATCCAAACCTCTCTGCAGACTTAGTTAGTCGTTCAACTCCTGGGTGATTAGGTTTATTAGTTACAGTTATTATGGTATTTGTTTTCATAATCATTACTCTATTGGTGTAAATAACTCTCTTGTTCCTGATTTATAGTCGTTTATTAGTTGATGTAACTCACCAAACTTAGTAGAAACATAGTCAGACTTAAACTTAAGATACTCAGTATTCTCTCCTGTGTCTATGTGATCTATCTCTATGTGGTTTAAAAAAGCATTACAGAACCCAGCTATCTGTGACTTAGCAGATGCAATGGTGTCATCTAAGCCATAGATACCACCTAACTGCTCTAATCCACCTATCTTATCTATTAGCTTGTGGTGATACATCTGACAGGTACCCATACAATGGTTTATGATCTCTACTGTATGCCAACTTTCTCCTATGTTATGAGGTATCTGCATTAATTGAGATTGATATCCATCGGTTCTGTATGGTGACTCAATAAGATCCTTTCTTTTTAATCCTAAGATACCTATTGGTGGGGTGAGCCTATCTCCTATATTTAATACCTCTTCCATGTCATCAACCCAACCTTTTTTATAAACAACTACATCATTGTCCATCTTAATTAGATGCTCACCTGGATTTCTGTGGGACCAAGCTTGATTAATAGCTTTTGCTGTACCTACGTTTTCTTTATTTGTAATTATTGTTAACCAATACCAATTATTGTATTCCGCTAATACTTCTTTTGTTTCTTTACATGAATCATTGTCAACAACTATTAATCTATGCTTATCAAAATCTACATTACCATTAAAAAGATTATCTAATGTTCTTTTTGTGTATTTTGTACGATCATTTTCTACCGTATCATAAATTGCCATTGCTATTAAAGCCATTTTATAAACTAAATAATATATAAGCTAATGACAATATAATCAGAGTATACATTAACCAGCTAATAACCCTAGATTTAATACTATTACACCCAGTAAGATAAGTGATATTATCCTCTATCATGTGATTAAATACACCATAATAGTTTGAGTTCTTTAATAGATCATGCTTAATCTGCTTAGGCTTTCTTGTTTTCATCGCTGTATAAGTTTTCTTAGTTCCATTTCTATTTCCTTAAGCTCTTGTTCTTTTCTTTTTTTTAAGTCCATTAGTAACTTAATCGTTTTCTGTTGCTTTGCTTGTTCTTCCAAAATTTCTAGTATTGCCATGTTATTATTAGTTATTATTATTTTTTAAATATCCAAAATAAGAACGCTATAAGACTAAATATTACTAATACTGGTAAACACCACATAAATATTAATATTAAAGCTAAAACTCTCCCAAGTACAGGCGTTTTCATTATAAAGTCTATGGGCCTAACTGCCAGATCATATCCAAAGCTCTGGATAATCTCAAATATAAATTTATTCGTTCTCATCGCCTATTATGTCTTTAAGGTGTTGTATACAAAGTATAAAAGACAGTATTTGTCCGTTTAAGCTATCTTTTACTCTTTCACCTGGAGATAGATCTCTTTTAGTTCTTATATTAAGTACCTCATCCTCAAGGGCTTCTATAGCATCCTGTAATGATGTTTTATTGTATTGTTTATTTTCCATAATCAATTTTATTATTTGCTGTCATTTCTAACGCATCACAGAGTATGTTTATATCTGCTTTTAATTTGTAAGATCTACCATCAACCATTTCAATAGTATAATGATCAGTATTGAAAAATTGAAATATAGATATAATATATTTAGGGTTTATGCAAACCTCACTTCCATGTATGTCTATAAACCTATAAAACCTTGTCATAACGTAAAGGTATGGTATTGTTTTTATATATGGAAATTTTTTTATACATTTGCTTAATCTTTTTTTGAAAAAAATGAATATAAAACAAAATAGTAAATACATTTTAGATCATCCATATACCAAACAAGCTATAAAAGAGTACAATGATGGTAATCAAAGTATGTTAGAGCATCTATTGTTTGAGATACAGTTTCACACCTTTGATATGACAACATTACTGTGCTCTAAAGCTATCGGTATCCATAAATGGAATAATATTGGAGCAATCAAAGGTATTATAAGACATATTGAACCACCAACTAACTTATCTATATTACTTAACATACCCAGTAAAAAATCTTGAGTAAACATCAGTATGTAATATCTAATGAATTCTTTTCCTTAACAAAGGATCAAATACAAGACGATATAGATGACTTTTTTATTTATTATGTAGAATCTATCGGTGGATATCATAATTTTGGTTTAAAACATTCAAACAGAAGTAAAGAACTGTATATGAGTAGTTGGATAGAGTATAAAGATAAAAATGTTAACTTTGAAGATAACTAACAGATAGCTCACCTTAAAAAGTGGGCTTTTTTTTATTTATTTTTGTCCTATTATGAAAAAATCATCTGTATCTAAAAAAGTATTGGCTCCAGTGAAGCACGGTGCTAATAAAAGCAATGTTCCATCAAAGAACACAATGCCTCAACCTAAAAACCCATATACTAAAGCTACTGGCTTTGGTCTTAAGAGTTGTAAATAAGAATGGCAAAGCTTAAGGAGTCTGTATCTAAAAAACTTGATAAAAAGAAAGTATCAAGGCCAGGTAGACATTCTAAAAAGAAATCAAGTAGCTTGAAGTCTTCTAAGAACTATTTAAAAAAATACAGGAGCCAAGGTAAGTAATTTATGATCACACAAGAGGAACGTAATGAAAAGATTGCAGAAACTCTAGCAGCAACTCAATCTAAAAACGGGTTAGTTGAAAAGTTAGTTTTTACGTTATTGCCTATTTGTGTATCTGCTATTGGTTGGTTACTTACTCAGGTAAGCACTTTAAATAATCAGATAACTGTTTTAAATAACAAGATTGCAGTTGTGGTAACTGCTGAAAATAAAGCTATTCCACCACAAGGAACAACGATTGAAATGGAAGCAATCAGGGCAGCAGCAGCACAATCAAGAGCAGATATGAAAATGGAAATCATTGAGAAAATGACTAACATAAAAGAATCAGCTGCAACTGAAAGAGCAGAGATTAGGCAGCGTTTAGCAGTATTGGAATTTAAAAATAAATTAAAATGAAACAGTTTTTTTGTGATGAGAACGGAAGTCTAAGCATGAAGCGTTTATGTGGATTGTTATGTGTTATTGCTCTATGCGTTACTATGTATCATAATAGTTTTAGCGAAGAGCATACTGCACCTGCTGCAATATTAGTTGAATCAGTAGCGTTGTTGGCATTCGGTTGTCTTTCATTAACTAGCGCAGATAAAATACTTAAAAAGAAATGAAATTATCTGCACATTTAGATTTATCAGAGGTAACTAGGTCAGACTCTGCTAAGCGTAACGGTATTAGTAATATGCCAACTCCAGAGCACATAGCAAACTTTAAGTTGTTAGCTGAGAATGTATTTGAACCTATAAGAGAACATTTTGGTGTTCCTATACGTATTAGTTCTGGTTATAGAAGCAAAGAGCTTAATGACAAGACTAAGGGAGCTTCTAAGACCTCTGATCATTGTTTTGGTAGAGCTATAGACATAGACAACGATGGTACATCTATAACCAATAAACAGATATTTAATTTTATTAAGGATAACTTAAAGTATAAGCAGTTAATTTTTGAATTTGGTACAGATGAAAATCCTGCATGGGTTCATGTTTCTTATGATCCTAATAACTTAAAGAATGAAACATTAAAGGCAGTTAAAGTAAACAATGTAACTAAATATATTAAATACATATAAAAATGAAAAAGGTAAATAAAGTAAAAGTTGTAGAACCAAAACCAATTAGAAGAGTAATGCTACCTGAAGTAAAGGTAGTAGCTCCAAGAATACGTAAGATTATTGAAGAAAAAGTAGGACTATCCCCTAAGGGTATGGCTTCTAAGCGTTCTGTAGATAGTTTAAAAAGAGTTGGTTTTAGTAAGGCTATTGGTGAGCCAATTAAGATTAAAGGTCAAATTTCTACTTACGGTCCAGCTGCAAGTGATGTTATCAAGAAGAAGTTAAAAGGTAAATAACATTATGGAAAAGAATTCACTTTGGAACAACATCAGGGAAAAAGCCAAGCAGAATAAAATGACAGGAGCTAAACCTAAGAAGCCTACTGCTGCTATGTTAAAGCAGGAAGCTAAGATTAATGCTAAAACTCCAAAGAAATAAAATGTAATGATGATTTACGAGCCAACTAATAGGCTTGAAGTAAGTACTCCTAAAGGTGATGGTGTAGTTTTTTATTTGATTGACTACGGTCATGAATCAGATACTATCTACACCATTATCATTAACGATACTGGGGAGCTTTGGCAATTTACCAATCGTGACATTATAGTAAAACCTAATATAACATTTAGAAGATATGGCAAAGACACCAGCATGGACAAGATCTGAGGGCAAGGATCCAAAAGGAGGGCTCAATAAAAAAGGAGTCGCTTCATATCGTAAGGCTAATCCAGGAAGTAAGCTTAAAATGGCTGTAACTACTCCTCCTTCTAAACTTAAAGCAGGTAGTAAGGATGCTAATAGACGTAAGAGCTTCTGTGCTAGAATGTCTGGTGTTAAAGGCCCTGCTACCAAACCAAATGGTGAGCCTACAAGAAAAACTCTTGCTCTCCGTAAGTGGAACTGTTAATTATGCCCAACAGTAAACTATATAAGAGTTAATAGAACTTCTTCTTTTTTTATTGAGCATACGTTTTACATTCCTAGTTATATTTCTATTTTTTTTTTGTCTTTTTACACCCTTACATTGTTTACATCTACACACTATTACTTTGCTAGGTTCAGAGTCTTCTTCTATTTGTTTATAATACTTCATCTTACTTAGATTGTATACCTACTCTAATCCCAGCAGTTCTATTAGACTCCCAAGTTCCTACATTTAAGTAGTTGATATTAATTAGTGCGTACCCCAGAACTGAATTAATCAGACAAGCCCATCTATCAAACTTGTTTTCGTACCACCCCATTATTGTCTGCCTGCTGGTCAAGAGATTGATGTAGAATCCAATTGCTCTCACTTTGACTAATGGTTTATTAATACCTTTATACTCATGTTTTTGATTGCTCTCACAAGCCTATGCTCTTCCCAGTAATAGAGTTCTGAACTGGGTAAGACCTAAAAAACCCTCTCCTGACGGTTGAGATTAAATAGGATGGTTGCAAGTTCTTATTTAAGGATTATAGATGTCAGTGAGAGGGTAATATCTTTATGACTATAATCGATATAAAAACTTGCACAACAAATGTACGGATAATATTTAACAATTTCAATACCCAATAACTATTTTTAAATATATTTGTTATTGTCGTTCTATATACCTATATTTGAATTGTATTTTAAAAATAACATATATAAAAAAATGGAAATTAAAGGAAGAGTATTCGCTGTAGGAAACACAGAAACAGTAAGCGAAAAGTTTAAAAAAAGAGAATTAATTCTTGAGTATGCAGAAAACCCAGAGTACATTGAGTACATTAAGTTAGAGGCTACACAAAACAAAACAGATCTATTAGACACAGTTAGAGAAGGAGATGAAGTTGAGATTTCATTTAACCTTAGAGGTAGAGGCTGGAAGGATAAGACTGGAAAACAAAACTATACTAATAACCTGGTTATCTGGAAAGTAATCAAGTCTACTGGAGCTTATGCTAATCAGTTAGTTGAGGTTAATCATTCACACGAAGACTCTGGTCTACCGTTTTAAATTTCAAATCCTGTAATCAATATAATAACTTGCGTGTAAACAAAAAGGTGGGGAGTATACGGGCTTCTCGCCTTTTTTGTTTTTAAATTTAAAAATTATGAAGAACTTAAAAAGATCTGTAAAATTAAAGCAGGTTAAAGATGGCCAGAAACTGGTTAAAGAAATAAATGAGATTGTAAGGACTGCTGCAAACAACTATGGGTTCCTAACGAGCTTGTTAGTTGAAGGAGATGCAGAAGCTACATACCATAATATAATGGACTACAGAGAGAGTGTAGATAAGATGATACAAGAGTTTAGTGATTTAAATGAAAATAAAAAAGGACCTACTAATTAAGCAGATCCTTTTTCTTGTTTTTAAACTCAGTTGGTTATTAAACCAATGCAGCGTTAGAAGCAGTAACAACAGCAGCAGGAGTAGCACTAGCCAAAATAGTTTTGCTTTGGAATAGGTTACCTACATTGTAGCTGTAGTCAATAGCTGATTGAACTCCAGAAGTTACAGTGTTAGCTACAACTCCTTGAATTCTGCTTACGCTGATTACTTCAGCAGCAGAAGTATAAACACCTGCTTCGTTAGGATCTTCAGACTGGGTAAAAACATTTAAAGAAATAAGATTTGCCATCTTTTTTTAGATTTAAGGTTAATAAATAAATGAATGATACAAAAGTACATATTATATGATTAAGATTTTAACGTATGCTCCAGCTATAGGAGATGGTACAAGTTTCTATAGACTTGCAGGAGTTATGCCATATTTAGAGCAAGAATACAGTGATATTAAAGTAACTGATATATCAAATAATAAGTTTATTGATTGGTATATTCTTATTGGTGCAGATATATTATTATTTCAGAGACCATTTAACGAACAGCACTTTGCTGCTATTAAGATGGCTAGGAATATGAATATAAAGGTAGTTATTGACTATGACGATGATTTGTTTAATATACCTCAAGATAATCCAGTTCATTTAAGTTTTGAGCCTCACAAGGAAACAATGAAGCTTATATGTCAGGTTGTAGATGAAATATGGGTATCAACAGATTCAATTAAAAGAACCGTTTCTTTTTGGAATAAGAATGTAACCATTATACCCAATGCTCTCAATGATTATGTATTACCAGTAAATAAAAAGAAAGAATTTAACTTAGAAACAAAAAAGGTAGCATACAGGGGTGGTACAACTCATGAGGTAGATGTTTACTCAAAGATAGATCAATGGTCGAGTATCATAAATAATAATAAAGACTTTGAGTTTTATTTTCTTGGTGCCAGATTCTTATTCTTAGAGTCACTATGTGGAGATAATTATAATGCCATGGTAGGTATGCATATTATAGATTACTTTAAATTTTTTTCTGAGCTCAACCCAAACATATTTATATACACATTAAAAGATACACCATTCAATAGAGCTAAGAGCAATATATCATGGATAGAGGCAACTTATGCAGGTGCATCGGTAATTGCTCCAGAGTTTCTTCCTGAGTTTGCAACTATGCCAGGTGTTATAACATACAATGAATTAATGGATAGTGTATTTGAAAATGTAAAAGATCTTAATAAAGGTCTGGCAATAACAAATGATTTATCCTGGAAATATATAAGACAAAACCTTTTATTGTCTCAAGTAAACAACCAAAGATATCAATCACTACTAGCGTTAAAAAAAAGTAAATAAATGTATGTATATTTGTATGTACACTAACAAAGAAAACAATTAATGAAACATTCGACAGTAAAAAACAACGTATCTGCAATGTATCCAATACGTTTAAAGTATGTTGAGCGAAAGAAAATAGAAATAGTTGCCGCAGACAAGGGAAGAAAAGTATCTGAGCATCTACATTGGCTTATTGCTCAATCTATACGAAACTATGAATCTACGTTTGGAGAAATAGAGCTAACTATACAAGAAAGGACAGGGAAATGAAGACATACGGGGATCAGTTTATAATTAAATACGACATCGGATCAATTAGGAAGGTTGAGGTCGGTGGAACCATTATCGAGATTGCAGCGGAATGCAATATGGATATTAGGGGTAACTCTGACCAGATTGGCGTTATTGAATCAGCACCAGAAGGTCATGATTTTTTTAAAAAGGGGGATACGGTATTAACTCATTACTTGGCATCGGGAAGTGACAGGTCATTTGAGTACGAAGGAATCACATATCACCGTGTCCCCCTTAACATGATTTTCTTAAGAATAAACGAAGATAAAACCTTTGACTTAAACGACAAGATATACATCTGTGAAGAGATTGTTGTAGAGGCACCAAAGAGCCCCTCAGGGATACTTTTAACTCCGTTTGATGATAAGCGTGAGCCGATGAAATTGCGTGCCTTACACGTGCCTAAATATAGCCATGGCATACTCGTAGGAGATTACCTTATATCACAAGATGATTACCAGTATACTTTCAACTACGACAAGAAGAAGTATATCCAAATTAACTACGATCACATACTAGCAACTTATGAGTAAGATAGATAAAAAAGGACTTACCAAGAATCAGCTAGAGTACATTACTAAGATAGAAGAAGAGTTAGATTTATTTAAGAACGATGGAGCTAAAAGACTATTGTCTGAGTTGTCTGGTATAGCTGGAGACTTTGCCGATGATATAGTTAAAATAAGAAGCGGAGAAGGTGTTGGTGTTTACATTAATGAGAACGCCAACGACAAAATGATAGACAAGGTAATGAAGCTTGTAGATAAGATGGATAAGTTTAAGTTACTTGCTCAACTAAGCTCTCCTGAAGAAGAAGTAAAAGAAATTAAAAAAAGTATTAGAAGACCAGAGGACTTAGCATTCAATGTCAACAAGGATAGATCATAAGTTAATAGAGGGTGCGTTAGAGAAATTTGAAAGACGAAAGATCTGTGGAGAGATAACTGTTGACCTTCCTCAGCCTCCACCATTTAGGACTATTGATAATTACGAAAAGAAAAAGAAGGACCAGAAATTTAACTACCTTAATATTCCAGATGATATAGATGACCTAATAGATACATTAGGAGATGACTTTATTGAACGTGAGTACAATAGGATAAGACACGGTTATTGGTTTTTTAACTACGGTAATCTTGAATACATAACTGGATATCACTACGCATTCCTTAACTATATGTACATAGATGGTGAAAAGCCATTGTTTACAGATGCACAAAGAGACTTCTTCTATGCCTGGGATGCTGCAGAGAAAGACCCTACTTGTTATGGACTTTGCTTAACTACTCCCAGACGATGGGGTAAGGGTGAAGTATCTATTATTATTGCTTACCTAAGAACTATATTAAATCCATTCTCTCACTGTGGTATACAGTCAAAGACAGCAGATGATGCTAAGGGTCTGTATTCCAAGCTTGTACAAAGATGGCAACGTATGCCTCAGTACCTTAAACCTATTGATGAGGGTGAATCTAACCCAAAGAGTGCTCTACGTTTCTTTGAGCCAAGCATAAGAAGCACTAAGATCCAAAGAAAAGAATACAAGAAAGCATTAAACTCCTGGATAGACTTTGCTGCTACAGTAAAGACTGCATATGATGGTCAGAAGTTAAAGACTTATATATATGATGAGATTGCAAAAGCTGAAGGTATTGACGTAAAGGAGTGTTGGGATATTGTTAAGTTCTGTTTAGTTAACGGATCTACTATTATAGGCAAAGCTCTTTTAACTACAACCGTAGAAGATGGTGACTCATTCGAGTCTTCAATTAAATACAAAGAAATCTGGGAGCAATCAAATCCTAACTCCAAGCTTGAAAGTGGTAAGACACAGTCTGGGCTATGGAGGTATTTTAATCCTGCGTTTATGGGTTACTATGGGTGTGATGATGTTACTGGTGTTTCATTCATTGATGACTACGGATACTCAAGGCAAGAGTTAGCAAAAGAATACATATTAAGACAAAGGATTGGTTTAGATGACAGGTCCTTAGCTTCAATGAAACGTAAACTACCTTTAACAGTAGAAGAAGCCTTTCAAACAGATGCTAGTCAATGTCACTTCAACGCTATTAACTTATCTGACCAGCTCACCTACTTAAGAGAGTATGCACCTAAGGGATTAGTAAACAGAGTTACATTCTACAGGAAGACAGATAACACTGTTACTTGGAGACCAGACCCTAGGGGTAAGTTCCAGATGTGTTGGGATTTCAAAGACCAAGCTCAATCAAATAAAAATACGTTTGAACATGGATTAAGAAAGCCTAATAATACGGAGTCATTCGCTATTGGAGTCGATCCATTTGCCTCTACTATTATTACTGGGGACCAAGGCTCAAATGGAGTAGCTTACGTATATAGAAAGGATGACATAAACGATCCAGAAGATAGTGGACTTGTTGTGTGTAGGTATGCAGATAGACCGCCACTTAAGTCTATATTTCACGATCAGATTATTATGATGTGTGAATACTATGGATGTAAAGCTAATTACGAAAGTGATGTAGAGGATTACTATGAATACTTCATTAATAAAGGATATAAGAACTATGTCATGTGGAGACCTAAGTCTACCATAGATCCCAATAGAAAAAATAAAAAGGTAAAGTACGGTACACCATCTAAGGATCCATTTGCCTTACAGAAACATTTTGACACTGTTTTTAATTACGTTGAGCTAAGGTGCGATAAAATATATTTCGAGGAATTAATACTTGACCTTGTAGCATATAAACACGTTAAAAGAACAAAGTTTGATGATACTGTAGCATTTGGTATGAGTCTTCTTGCAGGAACAGAAAATGTTAAGGCACAAAAGGATGATGCTCCATTAGTGTTCATGAAATATGCTCAGCCAATTAAGCTTAACTACTAAAAAACAATACTTTAAATTAATTAACTTTGTAACTGAATTTACATTAACATAAATGTCGCAATCAACATTATACGGATTTCCATCCCCATTACTTCCCGATCAAACAAAGAATAGTCCAGAGTATGGATTAAAACTTATGAAAAGTGCATATGGGCAATGGATTAATGGATATGGTGGTTTTAGCCAAAAGCAAAGACAAACCAGATTTGATTACAATAAAGCTTATGCTCAGGGTATGCAGCCAATGCAGGAGTTCCTTGACTATTTAGATATTAATGGTCAACAGCCATATTCTAATATAGACTTTACTCCACTACCTATAGCTATACCTTTATTACAAAGAATCAAAGACAGGTTCAATCAAAGAATTGAAAAGATAAGATGTAACTCTATTGACCCAGTTAGTATATCTAAAAAGAATAAAGAAAAAATGGATGCTAAGTTCCGTATGGAATTTAAAGATCAAATTGCTCAGATAGAACAACAGTCAGGAGTTCAGTTAGAGGATCCAGATGCTTTTACTCCAGAGGATACTGAAGAGTTAGATGTTCACTTTGGCTTTACGTATAAACAACGTGAAGAGGTGATGATGGAGCAGGGTATTGATCTTGTTTTATATGATAACCAATGGACTGAAACTAAGAACTCTATTCTTGATGATTTATTGATTTATGGTTTTGCTGGAACAAGAACAGACATAGATAACAATGGCCGTATTAAGGTCCGTAAAATAAATCCATATAACCTGATTGTTTCTTATAGTGAAAGAAGCGATATGAATGACCTTGAATGGGTAGGTGAAGTTTTCTATATGTCAATCACTGACGTTAGACAGCAGTATCCAGGAAAGATTAGTGAAGAGGAACTGTTTAACCTATCAAAGAGTATGGTAGGTAAGTTTAATAATCCTGCATCATTTACATTCACGTGGAACTACCAGTATGCAAATGCTATAGCAAGACCATACGATGCATTTAAAGTACCTGTTCTTCAGTTGTCATTAAAAACACTTTATAACATTACTTACGAAAAGAATGAAGATAGGTTTGGTAAAACTATATTAGATAAAACAACTAAGTTTAAAGATGGTAAGGAATACGTTAAATCTAAGCCATTCTATGTAGAATACGAGGGTGCATGGATCTGTGATACAAACTACCTGCTTCATTGGGGTATAGCCAATAACATGGCCAAGCCAAATGATAACTTACAGGAATGTATTCTTCCGTACACTATCTATATGTACAACAATAATAGGATGACTAATAAGCCAGTCATTGAAACTATTATTCCTTCTATTAAACAAATGCAGTTAGCTCACCTACAGATTCAAAAGATTGTTTCTCAGGCAGCTCCAGATGGTTATACTGTAGATATTGCAGGTATGGCTGATGTAGATTTAGGTAATGGTAAGGGTGCATTACAACCAATGGAGTTAATTCGTATCTATAAACAAACGGGTGTTATATTCTATAAGGGCCAAGTTGATGATACAGAAGGTAATTCAAGACCTCCTATTACTCCATTAAATGTTCCATTCACAGCTAAACTAGAATCATTTATTAACCTATACAATTTTGAACTAAACAAGTTAGAAAGAATGCTAGGATCTAATTCGTTAGACCAAGGTATTATATCTAATCAAGCTGTAGGTAAAGGAGTACTAGATTCTGCTAGACAGATTGGTGAGAACTCTATTAACTATGTATACAACTCATATCTAAATATATTAGAAAGAACTGCAAAGCTAACTCAAATGAGATTGTGGGATATCCTAGTATTTGGTAAAAAAGGATATGAAGGATATAAGTATGCATTGGGTAGCGATAGAGTAGACTACATCAAACTAGAAGCAGATAGTGAATTTGAAAAGACAAACTTTGATGTTAAGATAGAAGCAACTATTGATGATAATGCAAAGCAAATGTTAGAAAATAATATTCAGCAAGCATTGGCTCAACAAAGTATCGAACTAGAGGATGCTATACAAATAAGACTATTAGATAATCCAAAGGCGGCTAATTACTATTTAGTTTCGGCTCAAAAGAAGAGACGTAAACAAAAAATGGATGATGCCAGGTCAAACAGTGAGATGCAAATGCAACAAGCCGTACAGGCAGCTCAAGCTAAATCACAAGGAGAACTTCAACTAGAACAAGCTAAGGCTCAGTTTAAGCTTCAACAATACGAAGAAGAGTTAGAAAATGATAAAGAGAGAGAGACACTTAAATACTTTAATATTCTTAGAGTTAAAACGCTTGAAAAACTATTGGAGCAAGGCACGAGTATTGATGAAATGCCTTCGTTTATATTTGATGGTATTGACGCTGTTGTTAAAACTCAGAAACAGATTATACTGGAAGAACTGCAAGATCAAGCAGAGCAACAACAAGCTAAAGAACAACAGATAGCTGCTCAACAGGAACAACAAATGCAACAGGAAGAGCAAGGTGTTCCTATGGAAGAAGAAGAAATTCCAGAAGAGGCACAGCAACCAATGATGTAAAAACTAATTATAATTATAGTTAATTTTGTAAATAAGGAATAAACACACACACAAAGAATAAAAGGAAGAATATTTTATGGAAGAAAATGTAAACAGGGCCACATCTTGGGAGGATGTCCTGAACAATAACTTTAATGCTTCAGCTCCAGTAGAGGAGATTGTAGAGAATGTTGAAGTTAATGAAGAACAAGTAGCAGTCGATGCTGCAGGAGAAGTGGTTAACGAGGAAGTAATAACTCCTACACAACCAACTGTAGTTGCTCAAGAAGTAAGTCAGGTATCTGATCTAGATCCAAACAAGCAAGCTCTAATAGATGCTATACTTGATGGTAAGGAAGATTTAGTTTACGACTACTTTAGACAAAAGAATACAGACTATAATCAGTTTAGTGATATTGATGTCATTAAGACTAAGATAGCAAATGAAAATCCTGCATGGGATGCTGATGATATTGAACTAGAGATTGAATCAAAATATGGCTCATCTCTTCTTAGTGAAAAGATAGATATCAGTGAAATAGACAAAGACATTTATCCAGATGAGTATAAAGATGCTCTTAAGATAAATAAAGAAATTGATAAAGCAGAAAAGCTTTTAAAGAGAGATGCAAAGGAAACAAGAGTTATCCTGGAAGATCTAAAAAATAACATTTCCCTACCAGTTTCCGAAAGGAGATTAGTAGAAAAAGATACAGTAAGTACAGAGAACGTAGAAGCCTCTGCAGAATATACCCAGGAAGAATTAAAACAAATTCAGGCTGATTGGATTTCTGCAGTAGAAAAAGGTGTACCAGAAGTGAGTGAGTTTAAGTTTAAATTAGGAGACGAGGATGTATCCTATAAGATAACTGAAGATGAACAAAAACAACTTGTAGACAAGATGAAAGGTTTTAACGCAGAAAGTTATTTACTGGAACGTGGATGGCTAAACCAAGATGGTTCTCCTAACATAAAGAAGATTACCGAGGATGTGTATATTCTTGAAAATAACGAGAAGATTTTTAGGTCAGGTTGGACACAAGCAAAAGAGAAGGCAAAGATGGATATCATTAGTAAAGATATTAAGAATATTAATCTAAACCAATCTACTAACACTGTTGATGCTCAAGGCTCAAATCAATATAGCTTTGGAGATTACGTGCTAGGACTATAAAAATTTTACACACATTTAAAAACAAAACAAAAAGACTATGTCAACTATACCTAGTGCTTATAGCACCGCATCCGCAACCAGAGCAGGAACCCTGATCTCTGAGTTGAACATCGTTGTACCACGTGCATATCGTGAGTTCATCGATAAATTCCAGTTTGTTCCTTACGTAATGTTGAACGAACTTGCTGGTAACACATTAGCTTCTGATAACAAGTTATTCTATCACTACGAATCAAAAGGTCGTCAAATGTCATTTGTACGTGCTTCTGCTACCGTTTCAGGTGCTGCAGGTGCTTCAATTACATTCACTATCGATTCTGCTGATTACTTTGCATCTGGTACTAAGTCTCTTCCAGAAGTTGGATTGATTCTTTACAATGCACGTACAGGAGTTGAAAACCGTGTTACAGCTGTTAACAAAACTACTCCATCTGCTCACACAGTTACTATTGCTCCAGTTATTGCTACTGAAAATGCAAGTGTTGTTGCTGGTGACGAACTTCAAGGTCGTGGTTACAAGTATGTAGGTGAAGCATCTGACTACACTACTACTACTATCCAGGGTATTGATAAGTACACTAACTACGTAACTCAAATTCGTATCGACTCTAAATTCACAGATTTGAACTTAGCAGAAGCGATTGACTTTGAATACGATGGTCAGCGTTACTACAAATACAAGCAATTGGCTGATGACAACAAGAAATTCTTGTTACAGCGTGAGTTAATGCTTATGGACTCTAACTTGACTGACAACTTAGGATACAATGAAACTGGTTCTGCAGGTGTTATCCAGCAAACTCAAGCTAATGGCTTGAACATTGGATACTCTACTTTCAGTGCTCAGAATACATTTGCTTCTATTGAGCGTCAATTAGACTCTCAAGGTGCTCCACAAGAATACGATTGGTTGTGTGATGTTAAGCAACACATTGCTATTCAGAATTCTTTGGGTGCTGATTTCAATAACGGTGCTATTCTTTACAATCAAGGCAATGAGTCTGGATTGAATGGAAACTTAGATTTAGCTTTCGGGTTTAAGTCTTTTGCTCCTTACCAACGTAAGTTCAACTTCACTCGTTACTTACCATTCTCTGAGCAAGCGTTCTACGGATCATCCGCAAATGGAACCACTCGTGAGAACTTCGGATTGTTGATTCCAAAAGGATCTTCTTCTGATGCAGTAACTCGTAATGTTGTACCTCGTTTCAATGTTCGTTTCCAGGATATCCTTGGTAACGGTCAAAAAGTTCAAATTGCTGAGACTGGTGGTCTAGCTAAAGTTCCAACCTCTGCCAAAATGGAATTGGTTGTTTCTCAAGTAGCTTACTATGGTGTTCAAGTAATGGGTGCTAATCAATATGCTATTGTAAAAGGTAGCTAATAATATAAGGGGAGGGTTCGCTCTCCCCTTTATTTGTTAAATCTAGGAAGAAGAAGAAAACAAAAAATAATACAAACATACACACATAAAAAGAAAATGGAAGAACAATTAGTAATTAAAAAAAGGGGAAATCCAAACTTTGGTAAAAAAGAAGAATTATCACAAGACTTTTTGGATTTAGATAAAACATATCATTTCGTGTTAACTAAAACATGGGAAGGATATAAGCCAAGAGATAAAGAGGGTGGTCATATTAGTTCAAACCCATATCCTCCAATTTTCTCTTTGCCAAATGAAGGTATCACAATTGATGATGCAACAGGTAAGAATAGACGCTGGAGATGCCTAAGAGGTATTGATACTATCTGGGTTGATGAGCAAGAGGGTGTAGAGCCACAAAGTTTTGAAGACTATGAAGATATTATCTTCTCTACTGGTCATTTAACTGTTAAGGGTTATGAGAGAAATAAGCTTGCTGCTTTATTAGCTCACGATACTTATGAAGGTAAAAAATATAGAAAGGCAAATATAAAGCCTGAGTATAGATTAATTGATAGAGACGCAGATACTAAACGTGCTCTTGATTCATTAGATGTAGAATACGAAGCTCTTAAGTTAGCTAAGGAATGTTCTGATGATGAGATGCTACCGTTTGCATATGTACTAGGTATTAATCTAAGTCAAACATCTAATAGTATTCGTAAGGATTTTATTATGAGAGCTAAGAGTAACCCAGCTTACTTTATTAAGCACTTTGTAGATCCTAAAAACAATATTGTATTCAAGGTTAAAGAAGCCTTGGAGGATGATATTATAAGTTCATCAGTACTAGAAAATAAACTAGTATGGGCTGAAAGTAGAAAGTTTATCACAGATGTTCCTAAAGGTTCTGACGTTCCTCAATTGGTAGCCAAACTTGTTCTTCAAGGAGACAAGGATGTTGTAGCTGCTTATGAGCAACTGAAGAAGATGTAAGAACTTCCCTGATTCCTTTCTTTTGTGTAGTTAGCTCCCATCCTTAATTGGTTGGGGGCTTTCTTGTTAGAGCTTAAAAAACGCTTTTAAATATTGATTATCTTTGTATCATCATGACTATAGACGAAGTACATACATTCATTGATTTCATAGCAAAGAAGAGTAATGCAGGTGGTTATATAACTCCAGCAGAACAAGATTTGTTATTAAATAGGGCTCAAATCCAATACTTTAATAAGTTATACGGTAATCAAAATGATTATAGATATGACAGACCAGTACCTAAAATATCGTATGCTATAACAGAAAAAATAAGCAATAGTTTGTCACCATTTTTATCGGATCCTACAGCACTTGTTATTGATGGTAATGGGCTTGTTAATACCCCTGGTGATTTATTTCAAACGGTATCTATCACGCACACAGTTTCTGGTCTTGACTATGAAATAACAAGAGTAGAACAAGACAGGGTATCAAACAATCTAACTTCTTCAATAGAAGCCCCAGATGCTAAGTACCCAATATACACACAGTTAAGAACTAAGCTACAGTTTTATCCTAAGAATTTAGCTACGGCAACTATTATATATCTTAAAGAACCAACCGATATGGTATGGGGATATACTACTGTTAATGGAAGACCAGTGTATGATTCTGGGACTAGTGTTCAGCCATTATGGAAAGATATGGACATGAATGAAATTATTTATTTAGCACTAAGTTATATCGGTGTAAACTTGAAGGACCCAGAAGTTTCTCAGTTTGCTAATGTTAAAACTCAAACGGGATTATAAAAATGGCAGTTACAACTTACGGATATCTTGCTGAACAAATACTTTCAACCTATTACAAGGGTGTAAGAAGTGATGATAGTTCTTATTCATTAAAATACATTGCATCCATGTTGGCACAGGAAGTTGCTTTCATGGCCAGAAAGAATGCATTTGAGAATGGGAACAATGGTGACATTACTTATATCAATGATACATTCATTAGTACGTTTAAGAGCTTGGCTGTGGCTACAGATAATATTAGTTTGGAAAAGTACATCGTGCTACCATCTATGCCAACAGCTTTACCTAATAACCAAGAGATTGTATCGGTATCATTAAATAGGAAAACAAATAAAACATTTATCCCAATGAAGAACAAGGATAGATTTGCTCAGGCATTTCTTCCATCTATAAGAGGAGTTGTTTTTTATTACATAGAAGATGGTAAATTATATTTTGATAATCCAGAAAACTTTATATTCACTTCAATTACATTAAAGATGGCAGGTGCTCTACCAAGTGGTGATATATTGGATGCTCAACTTAATATACCTAAAAACTATGAGACCGAGATTATAGATAAGGTATTAAATAGATTACTTTCTGTTAACAGATTAGGAAGAGATTTGACTAATGATGGTGACGATATAAATAATAACATTCAATAATGAGTAGAATTGGACTTAAACAAATTATTGCTGAACTTATAGACAGCAAGGATTCTAGCTCACATGAGTTTAGAAGAATGTATAATATAGGTGTAAGAGGTGTTCGTGAATTTAACACTGACATTGTAGGAAACTTCTCTACTAAACTATTAGATGTTAATGCTAATAAAACAGCAGACCTTCCAGAAGATTATGTATCCTATTCTAAAATGGGAGTTATTAATGAAAAGGGAGAGATTGTTACACTTAGATCTAATCCTCAATTAAGTAATTATAATATTGGACACTCACTTAACCCTGATAGATTCGAAGGAGTCCCAGGTATTGGAGCTGTATCATATCCTGCTATACCATATAACTATCCATATATATACTATAACTTTTTTGTATCTAACCAGTCTTTCAATTTATTTGGTCTTGCTGGTGGTGGACAAGATATAGGTCAATACAAAGTAGATGAGGAGTGTGGAATAATTATCTTTGGTCCTTACTTTAAGTACGAAAAGATTTTACTTGAATATCTTGGTGATGGAATGGATAGAGATTGTGATGACTATATGATAGACAGTCGTGCCGCTGAAGCTATGTTAGCTTACATCAGATGGAAGACAGCCCTTGATAACCCTAAGAAGTATGGACAAGGGATTATGAGGGATTACAAGCAAGAATATAAGTCTGAGAGACTAAAGGCTAAGATGCGTATAAATAAAATTGTTGTGTCTGAATTTGAAGATATACAAAGAATTACCAATAAATTAGCACCAAGATCATAATGATAGAAAGTAAAGTATTCGCAGGTGGAGGTCTTAATCAAGATGTTGATAATAACTTTTTAAAACCTAATGATTGGAAGGATGCTTTAAATATTAGGGTTACTGATAGACTTAACAATACAGATAATATTATTTCTAATATAAAAGGAAATACATCTGTAAGTTATGCTCTCCCTGCAGGAACTAATAAATGTATTGGTGAGTACGCTAATGAAAAGGCTGGAAAATTTTATTCATTTATATGGAACAGTAATAATGATCACTCTATAACCGAATACGATCCTACATTAAATACGATAACAAAAGTCCTGCAGGCTAGTTATCTTAATTTTCAGGAGTACCAATTAATTAATGGAATAGGAATAGTTGATGATAATCTATTGTACTGGACCGATGGGTTTAATCCTCCTCGTGGTATAATGATAGATAGGGCCAAGGAAACTAGTCCTCCATATTATACTAATTCAGTAAGTATATCGTTAGCTAAACCACCACCATCTGTATTAGTTACTCCATCTTATGCAAATGATCCAAATTACCCAGCTACACCTGTAGCAGTAAACAGATTAAAGGGTCAACTATTTCAATTTAGATATATATATATTTATGAGGATGGATCTAGAAGTGCATGGAGTTCATGTAGTACGGTTCCATATCCAACACTAGAGGTTAATAGTACCGTATCTAGTGAGGCATTTAGAAATAATAATATAGTTTTAAATTTTGATGTAGGTACAAAATATGTTAAATCAATAGAAGTAGCTGCACTAGTTAAAGGTATTGCATCAACTGGTACTACCCAAGATTGGTTTGTGATTTTAGCTAAAAGTAGAGCTGCTTTAATTGCTGATACAGGATCATATAATTCATTAACAAATGCTTATGAGTATAGATTCTTTAATGATGGTTTATATCAATCTGCTGATGTTGTAGAAACTGATTTACCTTATGATTATGTACCATTAACATCTAAGTGTTTAGATATAATAAATGGAAATGTTCTTATATTAGCAAATAATAAAGAAGGATATGATAACATAACTACAGATGTAACTTTAGGTGTAACATATGTTGCTCCTGATATTGGGGCAAGAATGACTGTTTATCATCCATTAGTAACAACTAATTATTTTTTTTCTGGTGTTCCCGTAACTGGAGATGTAATTAATTATGATCTTGATTATTGGGAAGGAGGAGCAGGTCCACCAGATCCACCAACTGGTAATATAACTGGTACATATACTGTTACTGGATTGCAATCTGGAAATTTAAATTTAACTGTAAATGGTTTAAGTAGTCAAATTGCATTTGATACTGGCATGGATGTAATAGGTACAGTAACTGTACAGCCAAATGGTTCAATTTTATTAAGTTTTGCTTCATCTCCTGAAGAAGTTGTTTTTGGTGATGAATTCTCTATGACAGTAACATTGGCAGCCTCATCATTAACAGCATCTTTGTCAACCTATAAAACAAATTCAAGATACCAATTTGGATTAGTTTATTATGATGATTTTAATAGAAGTACATATGTACAAACTTCTGATAATTTTATAGTTTCAACAGATTCATTTGGCGAGGTAGAAGGAGATAATCCAGTAATATCTTGGCAAATAGATCATGCAGCTCCATCATGGGCAACTACATATCAATGGGTTAGAACAGAGCAACTTACACATAGTAAATTTTTATTTTGGTTGGCTACAGCAATAGCTGCTCCAGCAGGTAAAAATTATTATGAACTTAATATTAGTTCGTTAATTACATATAGTGCAACAAACCCTGACAGTATATTAAACTATGAATATACTCCTGGTGATAGATGTACTATACATAAGATTGGAGCTACATGGCAATCTTCATTTGATGTAGCCATTGTTGGTGAAGAAGTTACCTCTTCGGTACATAAGATTTGGATAGAAAAAGGTATTTCGCTCACACCAGGTACAACAGACGTTCTTATTGAAATATATACTCCTAAGACAAGGTCTAATCAACCTACCGAACAATTCTTTTATGAATTTGGTGAAGTATATAGCTGTACTTCTGGAACACACACAGTACTTACTGGAGATTTTACACTAGGCGATGTATTTTATAGAGGAAGATTATTTTCTGCTGGAGTTACAACGAATGTAGAAGATCCAAACTTTAGTGATTTTTATATTAGTAGCTTTAGCTCCAATGGTAGGGCTAATATATTCTCACCACAAGCCAAACAGCTCACTCTGCCGACAGATGTAAGGTTCAGTGATACCTATGTACCAAATACAAATATAAATGGCTTGAGCAGGTTCTATGGAGACGCATTTGAGACATACGACAGGGTAAACGGATCTATACAGAAAACAACTGTAAGGGATAACTACTTAATATTATTCCAAGAGTTAAAGATAGGTTATGTTCCAATAATGCAAAGCATACTTGAGGACCAAGGTTCTGGTAATGCAGCTAACGTAGCAATCTCAAATAAACTATTAAACAAGGTTAGATACTTTGCTGGAGACTTTGGTATTGGTTTAGTTCCAGAATCTATGGCCAGGTTTGCTGGTGTTATATACTTTGTAGATTCTAACAGAGGTCAGGTAGTTAAGTTATCTGATGGTTTACAACCTATAAGTACTGCTGGTATGGATAGTTATTTCACAAGTAAATTAACATCTATCAAAAGCTCACCTAATGTAAAAGTTATAGGATCATATGATCCATATAACGATGAGTATATAGTAAGCTTTAAGATAGCTACTGCATCAAACGCTGGAGATGCTACTTTAGCATTTAGTGAAATGATAAACAGGTGGACATCATTCTATTCATTCATACCTGATTCTGGTGGTTATATATTTAATCAATACATAACACATAAAGCTGGGGTATTATACACACATAACAACAATAGTTCTTATGGTACGTTTTATGGTACCAACACTGAATCTTATGTTGATATTGTATTTAACAATTCACCAACTCTAATTAAAACATTCTTAGGGTTCATAGAGCAATCAAATACAAAATGGACTCCAACTGTTATCTCAACAAGCAATGCTCAAGCATCTTCATTAAATGATACTGATTTATTTGAAAAGGAAGATGTATTCTTTGCTAGTTTCTTAAGGGACTCAAACTCACCTAATGGATTAATAAATGGAGATGATCTAAAGGGTAACTGGATTAGGTTAAAGCTTACTGAAAGCAATGTAACTAAGTCTACATTATTCTCTGTAGATTTAAGATCTATACCATCTTATCAAGGTATAAAATAAATTCATATTTTTTAGTTAAATTTGTAAATAAAATAAAAATCAATATTATGGCAGGAGGATTTCCACTTGGCTCATTTGCTAAATCTTTAGGCTCGGTAGCATCTGCTGGAGCTAGTGCTACTCCATTGGGTATGGGTATAGCAGCAGGAGCTGGACTATTAAAGGCAGGCTTAGGTTTTCTTCAGCAAGCCAAGGGTAAGAAAATGCTTAAGAATACTGTTGATCCAGGTTATGTTATACCTAAAGGTTACGAACAGAATTTAGGTCAGGCTGAACAAATGGCCAAGGGTGGTATACCATCTCAGGAGTATAACCTAGCTAGTACAAATATACAAAGAGGCACACAAGCAGGATTGCGTCAACTTAGTAGAATGTCTAATCCTTTTGCAGCTATATCTGGATTGGCAAGAAGTCAATCTGATTCATTTTCTAAACTAGACGCATCTAATGCATCAGCCAAGAGACAAAATATCTTACAGGCTATGGGTGCAAGACGTGAGATGGCAGGACAGCAGTTAGCTCAACAGCAATACTCTCAAAATAGATACTTTGATAAAGTAAATGAGGCTAATGCTAGAATTGGTGCAGGCACTCAGAATATGTTTGGTGGATTAGGTGACATAGGAACTGCTGGGATATATGGGTCAATGGGTGGTAAAAAGAATGCTTAATATCTATTGCTAATATAAACAATAATTTGTAAATTTAAATAATGGCAATTAAAACAGGAATAGGTGTAGGTGCAGCTCAAGTATTTGATACTAGCGGTATTATGAATGCTTATGGTAGACAGATAGCTCAACAACAGAGAGCAGAAGCAGCTCAAGCACAGAGAGAATATCTTAGTGCAGAAAAAGAAAAAGAAAGAGCAGAAAGAGAAGCAGCTAGATTTGATGAAAATATAGCAGATATAATGGCTAGTGCTAAAACTTCTGGTGCTAGAGATGTTGACGTTCCAGATATTACTAAGTCATATAATGATATAAAAGACTTCTATTCAAAGTCTGGTTCATTAAAAGATTCCGATAAGCCATTGTTTAGAGCAGAGCTAAGAAATAGAATTAACTCACTTAATGAGTATGCTCAGCGTTCAGAAAAACTGTCTAAGGATGCATTGGCTATATCTTCAGAGATTGCTAGAAATGAGTGGGATTATGATCCTGCATCAGTAGCAGATATAAACGACATATTAAAAACTCCATTAAGTAAACTTGGAGATAGAGCAAACTTAGATCCTCAGAGGTATAAAAGGCTACCTAACTTTGGATTGATAGATACTATTATAGACTCTACATACGAAAAAGGTAATGAGAACGCTAAGTTTGCTGGAGAGGTATTTGATAAGGGTAAAAGATTTAATGTAAAAAGAATTGAGCCAGCTTTTATTCAGAATAATTTAGTACAGCGTTTCACAAGCTCACCAGAAGCATTAAAAGCTATTAGTAGTCTATATGTAAGAGAACTTGGTAAACAACCAACAAACGAAGAACTTATCAATTATATAATGGATAAGTATAAGACCAAGCACAAGTTTGATTATATTGGTGAAGCAAGGGACCTTAAGGAACCAAAGAGTGGAACTGACGAACAAGATAAATACACTTATAGACAACAGATAATTACTGGAGCACTTGAAAATGATCCAGGTTCTATAAATAAAATAAAGGCTGCATTGCCTCCAGGAAGTAAAATTATTCCATATAAGTCACTTAGCACAGGCAAATCAAAAGGTGGTTATAATTCATTAAAAATAACTATACCAGGAGGTGAGGTGGACTCTAAAGGTAATCCTATATTACCATTAGAACAAATAATTGAATCGTCTAGAGGAGAGGGTGTTATTAAACTAAACAGAATATTAAATACCTATACTGGAGAAAACATATCTGATAGTAAATTAGGTATTAAAGGTGGAAAGCCTGCTGGTCAGCAAATAGAAGTTAATATACCTAAACCAAATGCGTCTACTCCTAGTATACCTACTGCTACAAGAGCTGAATGGAAATCGGCTGGATGGAGTGATTCAGAGATTAATGAAGGAATTAAACAAAAAGTTATAAAAGTTAAATAATGGCTGATTTACCAAAACCAAGTGATTTATTGAAAAAAGGATTGCCTAAACCACAAGACTTATTGGAAAAAAAAAATCCTATTCAGAACGGTTCTGGTATTGGTACGCAGACTTCATTCTCTGGCTCAAAGCCTTTCCAAACCCAAGTAGATACTAAAATACCCTCTGTATTAACAGAGCAAGGTAAGGTAGGTTATGAGCAAGAAATTCAGAAAAAAGCTCAACAAAAACAAAAACTTTCAGAACAATTAAAGAGTGCAAAAGATGTTTATTATCAAGCTCAAGGAGATGCATCGTCATTTTCTTTGTATGATGGATATCAGTCTTCTATAAAAAATATAGATGATGAGATTTCTAAAAACTATCCAGATGAAGCTACCGTTTCACGAACAGTTTCTGGTCAAGAAAGTTTTCAAAAATATAAAGCCAAAAGAGATCAACTTATTTCTGATAGAGAAATATTGAGTCAAGAGTCAAAAAATGCATTAAGATATATAAATCCAAAAATTGAATCTGATATAAATTTAGATTTTGAAAAAAATGGGTTAGATAAATTCACAAGAGATGTAGATGGTTTTAAAGTTGCCGATGAATATAAAATAGATGATTATGCTAAACAATACGCAGAAAAATCTGGTTTATCTGATGATGGTACATTTAAAAAACTTGTTTATGATAAATTAAAATCATCTGTTTCATTTAAAATAAGTGAACCTGAAATTAAAAAAGAGTTTGACAAATTATACAAAAGTAAAACTGGAGTAACTCCAGATGAAGCTATTGAAAAAGATTTTTTAAATAATTTTATTGAAGGTAAAAAAATACAATCTAATTTAATTCTTCAAGTTGAATCATTAAACAAAGAAATAAAAACAAAGATTAATGATTCAGCCAAGTCCTTATCGATTGAGTATAAGCCAATACTTGAATCTATTAATACTAATTATAAAGTTGAAACAGATGAAATAAAATCTAAAATTGAACAACTTAATCAATCTTATAAATCAGGCCTTATTTCAAGACAAGATTATGAATTAGCATTTACTAACACTAAAGCTCAGTTTGATTTAGCAGATGAACAATATAGACAACTATTTGACGCTGAATCAAAAAAGTATCTTAATAATCAGAATGAGCTATTTTCTAAATACAACAAAAGATTTAATAGACAAGTTTCTGAATTTAAAAGCATGGCAGATCAACAACTGTCTGATGCATCAAGTAAATACGGTAAGTCGTATAAAATGTCACCAGAGGTAAAGAACCAATATGAATCTCTTTGGGGTCAAGCTACTAAAAACTATCTATCAAAAGAAGAGGCTGTTAAATATGAATTAGACAGGTCTTCTTTAATGGGTAATATCGGTGGACAATTTGCTAAAAATCTGTTTATGGGTATTGGTGGTGGTATTAAAAGTATATCGTCAATGTATGATTTTGATGCTGGATATGTTTTGGGAGATTATTTGGAAAACTCATTTACTTCATCAAGCCCAGAAATAAAATCTGGATGGGATTTACTTGATCCTATTAAACTACAAACATCTACGGGTAAAATGATTGGTGGTATGGCTCCAATATTAGGAGCTTCAGCTTTAACAGCTGCTGCAACAAAAAGTGCACCTACTGCTTTGAGATTATTAACTACTGGTCTTGGTAACTATCTTATAGAGACTGCTCAGATTGGTGGTGGAGTTAAGGATCAAGTTTTTCAAAATACTGGAAACATTGCAGATGCCAATAAAGCTGCTAAAAAAGTTATGGATGCAAACTTGTATTTGCTACCACTATACGCTTTAGATGGGTTACCATTTCTTGGTAATGTTACATTGGGTATTGGTAATACTTTTGCTAGGGCTGGAGCTAAGGCTGCTCTAGAAGTAGTTACTGAACTCCCACAAGAATATTTTCAAGGAATATTTGAAGATTTAGCAGTTGCTGATAAACCTATATCGGACACATTTAAAACTATGACTCTTGATAAATTCGAGAACACAGCATTAAATGTTATACCCACATCAGTTTTATTGGGTGGTGGTGGGACAGCTATTCAGGGCGTTAGAGAAAATATTTCTAAAATGCAAGGTCGTTCACTTGCTGCAAAAGTTGATTTATCTAACCTTACAGAAACCACTAAAAAACAATTTATTTATGATACGGTTTTAAGAAGGGGAGATGTTTTCTCTAAGGCATATGTTTCTTCTTTGTTTAACTCTGGCAATATAAATGAACAAGAGATGGAGTCGTTTAGTAAAATGATTGACGACTCGGCTAATATAATGACAGAATCTAAAAAAATTGGATTAAATAAAGCTCAATCAAAAGTTTATGCTGCATTAAGATTTGATTATTTACAATCTAAAAATGAATTTGATTCAGAGCAGGATGAAGTATCAAAGAAAGTATATAAAGCCAAAATGGATTCAGCAGAAAAGTCTCTAAATACTTATCTTTCTGGTGGCAAACCAGATGCGGTTCTTTTGACACTACCAAATAATGAGCAATACATATATAGTTTTGAAACACTAAATTCAATTATTAATGAGGGTGGTGAAATATTAAATCAAATTATAAGTGGAGAAGTTTCTATAGGTTTACTTTCTGATAAATCAAACCCGAAAGCAAAAGAATTATCCGATAAATTAACTAAATTAAAACAAGATGCCGTTCAAGTCAAAACAGCAGGTCAAGTTCCTGTACAGCCAGAAGCCACAATTGGCGAAGAAGTGGAGCAAGGAAAACCCAAATCAGAAGCTGAAGTCGTTACCGAAGAAGGTGTCAAGGCAGAAGAAGTAGGTAGTAATGTAGGGGAAGATTTGAAAATAACAGGAGATGTAGGTATTGATAAATCAAACATTCCTCTTGATAAAACAAGTCAGCCAGTTAATTTAGGGTCAATATTAGCAACAAATGGTGATAAATTAGATATATCCGCAGAAGAAATAAATTTAAGTTATCCTGGTAAAAAGAAATACGTTAGGAAAATAACAGCGACCAAAGGAGATGAAAAGGCAATAATATCATTTTGGGAGAATAATAATAAATTAATAATACTTCACGTAGAAAGCACTAAAAAAGGTGCTGGATACGGAACAGATTTAATTAATAAAGTTATTAAAGAGGCAAAAGACGCTGGAATAGAAGAGATAGTAGCAGATAACGTAGAAAGTCTTTCATCAGAAAAATATTGGGAGAAGCAAGGATTTATTCAAGACCCTAATTCCCGTAGTAATAGAATTTTACCGTTATCTACTGCTCAAGAACAAACCCCTGGAAAACAAGTAGAACAACTAAGAGCAGAAGAACAAGCTGAACTAAAAGCCGCAATACCTAACGCAGAACAATACCTAACAGATGGTAAGGTTGATAAGGCTAAACTAACTGATACTAAAGATAAAAAAGCCTTTAAGAAAATCTACGATAAGTACGATAAGCTCATTACTCCTTTGTTGCCTAAGAAAGAAGCTAAAGTAGAAGAGGCAGCAACCTATAGTGGAGTAAATAAATTATTTAAATCTAATTTTGAACTTTCTAATATAGGAACACCTGAACAATACTCTAAATATTTAGGCACTATATTCCCCGAAAGTAAAGTAAAAGGCATTGTTTATCATGGAAGTAAGACTAAAAAACCTACTCAGATTTTTGTAGAAACTTTTATTGGTAAAAACAATAAAATACTTGGTGCAGGAAATGGATTCTATTTCACTTCTGATATTAATTATAGCAAGGTTTATGGAGAAACTACTTTAAGTATAATTGATATTAAAAATCCAATTGATTTTAATTCAGATAATTATGATTCATTAGAAGACTTAAAAAAAGCTGCTAGAGAATTATCTAATAAAGGAGATGGAGTAATTGATTCAAGAGAAAATAACTATTATCCACAAGGCGAAGAAAAACTTAAATTATCATCAAGTCCTGATTATATTGTTTTTAAACCAAGTCAAATACATATATTAGGAAGTAACCAAGATATAGAAGGGTTTAAAAATTTTGTTAGTAAAAAAGAAGCCAAAGCTGATGCTGTTATAACACCAGACAATTCTTCTAATTATGCAAATATGACAGAGGATGATAAAGGCAACTTTGTTTTTTTCCATGTGGGTAAAAAAGGATATAAAAAAATAAAAAAATCATCTGGTGCAACTACGGCTACATCTAAAGAAGAAGCTTCTGCATTATCTAAGGTTGGTGGAGTTGCTATGTATTATACATCTCCTTCTGACTCTGAAACAATGGTTACTGGAGAGGGTAAGTATGCAGTTGCTGTACCAAAAGAAAAAGTATATGACTTTAATACAGATAAATTAAATTTTATTGAAGAAGCTAAGGCTAGACATGAATCTGAAAATCCAGGAAAGGCATTTGATTTAAATTCTCAGCTCGCCTATGTAACTAAGATAGCAGGTGAGAATGGTTTTGACATGGTTGTTGCTCAATGGGATGGAAAAACAAGAGCTCAAACAACAAAAGAATTTATACCATCAGATATTCAAGAATCAGAAGGTAATGTTGTTAAGAAGAAATTCACCGAGGATTACGAATCTAATAAGAAAAAAGGATTTGAACCAGTAATACCAGTTTCAAAATCTAAAAAACTAGCTGATCTTTATAATAAGATTAATGAGATAAGGAATAAAGAAAAAAAGTATGATGATCTATATAGTTTATACGCAGATAGCAGTAAATTACAACAAGAAGACATAACAAAACTTATAGAAGAATCTAATCTTCCACAAGAGATCAAGGATGAGTATAAAGATATTATTGAGTCTAAAGAGGAATCTAGGAGATCAAAAAATATAGCAGGTAAAAAGGTAAAGGTTAAAAATGCTCCAGAAGGCAATCATTTAAATATAGGCCTAAATGAAGGTAGAACAAAGAAAAAAATGTCAATTGATGACGTTTTATCTAAATTACCTAAAGATGTAAAAGTTATTTCTTATTCAGAAATTGATGTAGCTAGCGGTGAGCCAACTCTTGTTATAGAAACAGATAGACCACTTACTGCATTAGAAATAATCAAGTTGCTTGATGATACTAAACAACAGGCTATACCTCAATTATCTAACGGAGAAGGTGTTTTATATGACACTGAAAGAGGTACTGAAAATGGTTGGGGTGAATTTGATCCAAATCTTTTTATTTTACAAGATGGTAAAAGTTTAAGCCAATACACAAAAACTAAAGTTCCTAAACTAAACGAATCAAATGTAGAAAATGCGATTGAGTTACTAGATGATATTAGGGATAACAAAAGAAAAGCTGAACGTGCAAGTAGTAGAAAAAAAGCTGATCTTGAACAGAAAATAACAGAAGCTGAAACTGAATTAGATAAAATACCAGATGAAACTAAAATAGTTAGGGTTATTAATGATAACTTTGATAAGATTAAAAAAGACTTAAAAGAACAAGGACTACTAAACGTAAAATGTTAAACCATGAAACAAAAAATATTATCTGAAAAGATAGAATCTAAACTAAATGAATTAATAGGTCAAGAACTATATGCTATGTATGCGTATAAGGCTATTGCTAACTGGTGTCAAGATGCTGGGTTCTTAAGAGCACATCCATTCTTTATTGAGGAAAGCTCAGATGAGAAACTACACGCTGAAATATTGGAGCAGTATATATTAGATATGGGAGGAGTTCCTGACCTAAAAAATATAGATAAGCCAGAGGAGTCATTTAAGAGCCTTACAGACGTAGTTTATGCTTCGTATGATATGGAGGTAGCATTAGGAGAGAAGTACGCTGAGTTCGCCTTAGAATGCGTTACAGAAGATGCTATTACTTTGACTAAGATACAAGAGTTTATCAAGATACAGACTGAATCTATCGGATTTTATGGCGATATTTGTTCTGCAGCAAAAGGATTGTCTACAAGCAAGTTTGAGCAGTTAATGTTAGAGAAGATTTTAGTTAAAGGATAATAATTAATTATGAGTAACTGTAAGTTTACATTAAGAGATGAAAATGGTAATATTATCGTTGATGGTGTTAGCGAGCAAGAGTTTAAAAAGTATTTAGCTTTAAATGCTTCTACTGCTCAAAAGTTACTTGGTGAATCTCGCATCATTGGTGAAGCAATAGAGCCAGAAGTTTTTTCTGAGTTTGAAGATGTTTCAGATGAGGATGCAATGGCTATGCTTAAGAATAGCATAGAAACTCCATTTAGAAATAAAGAAAAGCTAGAAAAGACTTCAAAGAGTATATTCTCAAGATTCATGACAGCTCTTGTTGACTCTCAATATAATGTAATAGATAAGTTATTAAAAGATTTTGGTTACGTTGGTAAAATAGCTGTAGCTGCATTAAAAAACAGAAAAGGATATACTGGCATATCTTCATTAAGAAGTAGGTTATTCAATAAAGAAATATTTGATGACTTAGGGGTATTCCCCAATGTAGATATTGATGGAGTAAAAGTTTCTGAAAAGGATCTGTTTGATGTGTTTCTAAATCTTAATCGTATAATAAAAATCGATGAAAGAATTAGGGACAAGTTTTATAATTTTATGTCATTGCGTGACAAGTTAAAAAACGATGATAGTTTGACAGATGATCAAAAGATTGAAATTAAAAATGAAATAGATAATCTTAGGGATTATTTAGTAAAGAGGGATGCTATAGATGTAAAGAATGGTGAATACGTTCAGAAACAATATAGGCATACTGGCAATAAAACAGCTGCTACTGCTAGAGCTGAATTAAGGTCAATTAAAAAATCAACCCCTGAATTATACAAGAAATTTGAAAAGAAGGGCCAGTCTTATTATGATGCATACAAGGCATTGTTATATGATCAGTATAAAAACAATATGATTAGCAAGAGTGTTTATGATGAACTTATTGCATATGATTATATACCAACAAGATACATTCAGCATATTATTGAAAGTGAACTTGCTGAATCTGGCTCTAAAGCTGCATCTAAACTATCTACATCTATAAAGAACTTAACTGGTGGTAGTGATGCCGATGTTATGACTAACTTTCAGGCTATACTTGAGATATATACTAATCATACATATAAACAAATATTTGAAAATACATCGGCATTATCTCTTGCAAAAGCTATTATAAAAAAACCAGTAACTAAATCAGAATCAAAAGAATTAATTAAAGCATCTGATGCTAAATTAAACCCAGCTGGAGTTCAAAATATTAATCTTGAAATGTATGTTGATGAACCAACTGGATTTGATAAGTTTGGTAATCCAACATATGGAGATATACCTGTAGGTATGGATGTTATTTACTTCTATAGGGATAATGGTAAGAAGGAAAGAATTGTAGCACCAAAGGATTTTGTAGATATATATTATGATCGTAACGGTTTAACATCACCAAAGGGTGAAGATATACTTAATAGGACTAGTAAGTGGACAGGTATTAATATATTTAAATCTTTAATAACAAAAAATAATCCTGCGTTTGGTATTTACCAGTTAACCATGGATGCTCCACAAGCTATAATAGCAACTAATGCTTATCCAGATTTCTTTTTAGGAAGTTTCATGTTAGCAAGTGATTATGCATCTGTATCAAAAGACATTGTTGACTTTATTCGTGCAGATAAGTTAAGTCCATTATTTAAGGAAGCTATTAATGCAGGTATATTCTCTGACTTTATATCTACAGAAACTGATTTACTTAAATTCTCTCCATTAACAAATATTAAAGGTGAAACAAATTTTTTAACTACTGTTAAATTTTTAAAATACAAATCTGGTAAAGCTGCTCAAACAGCATTAGATGGTATAGCTAAATTAAATGAAGGTATAGAATATGCAACTAGATTAGCTGTATATAAGCGAGTTAAAGAAAATACAACTAAACAATTTTTAAAAGAAAATAATGGTAAGCCACTTAGCTCAGAACAAGAGTTTGAGGTTAGAATGCTAGCTGCTGAGCAAGCTAGAAATGTAGTTGACTTTTCAAGATCTGGAACACTTGGTAAACCATTAAATAAACTGTTTGCATATTTAAACGCTGGTATTCAAGCATTTTATTCATCATCAAGATCATTAAAGGATAACCCTACCAAGGCTGCTGTTCTTTTAGGTGAGATTGGTTTGGGTACTACGATGTTATTAGCTTATTCTCTTGGAGATTTCGGTGGTGATGATGAGGAAAAGAAGAAAAGATTAGATGAATATATGTCACTTCCTGATTACCAAAGATCAAACTACTTTAATATATACAATCCTTTTAGTGAAGAAGGATCTTCTTATAGATTTATAAGATTATATAAACCACAATTATTTAGAGGTTTTTTAAATATGGTGGAGCAAGGTTATCTTAAGATGGCTAAGAAGCAAGATATCGATCAGTCTCAAATAGTTGGAGCATTTATGAATGATTTACCAGTAGACCCATCTGGATTAAATATATTAACCAGGAATCCATTAGTAAATGGTATGATTAAATACAATTGGAACTATGATGCATTCAGAAAACAATATGTAGTAAGGAATGAGGAGAAGATAGAAAACTGGGCAGAATATGATAAGAATACTGGTGATATATATAAAAAGGCAGGTAAACTTACAGAAGGTATTTTTGGTACCGAGGGTATATCTCCTAAGAGAGCTCAGGCACTTGTTGAATCTCTTATTGGAGACCCAAGTAAAAACACTACTACTGCTCTACTTGATAAAGCTGGTCGTGTAATGTACTATGGTGTAACTGCCAATTCAGAAGGTCTTAATAAAGAACTACCAGCACCTGGTGAAGAAGCAGATTGGTTATTTAAACTATCTGGATTAAAGGGTAGAATATTTACTAAAACACCAGAAATAGATTACGAGTTTGCAGATAAACTTAAAAAAGAAGAAAGAAAGCAGTATACTCAAAACAAGTTTATTAAAGAACAAGTTGATCAGATATTTGCTGAAAGTAAAGATAAAAAAGAAGCATTGCTTACCTCGACAATCATGTTAGATGAGTTAATTAAGAATGGTGATATAACTAGAGATGACAAGAATAGAATACTTAAGATACAACAAAAGAGAGATTTTATAAAGGATAAGCCTAGGTTCTATGGTGACTTATTATATTCTAGCTCAAATGATTCTAAGGTTACTATATTAGATTACGAGACTGAGTCATTAGATGATAAAAAGTTTAATGATATATTATATGATCTAAGATTAAATAACATAATCAGTAAGGATGTATTATTCAAGGTTCAATCAAATAGATATGCAAGAGCAAAAAAGAAATAAGTTAGCTGGGAAGCACCCCTCTTATGATAGTTTGAATATGTCAGAAGATAGACGTAAGAAGAAGATTGCATACGATAAAAAGTATTCAGCTACAGAGGTACGTAAGAACTATAGGGTAGAGCTAAACAAGGCTAACAAGTCTATGGGTAAGAAGGGAGATGGTAAAGACGTTTCTCATTCTAAAAGTGGTAAGCTCACCCTAGAAGTCTCTAAGTCAAACAGATCTAGAAATGGGGCTAACGGCAAAAGTTCTAAGAAATAATATGCCTGATAAAAAGTAAAAGCTATATTTGGTATCTTTGCCTAAATCAATATTCTAAATTCAGATATAAGATATGGCAACATTTGCATCAACCCAGGAATTCACAGTAGCCCAAAGTGCAGATTGCACCACATATACGCTTACTGATACATCCAATTATACTTCAAACGATGAAGGTTATACTATTAACTCATTTAGTAATAGAAGTTTCCTTATTTACGATAGTACCAATACATTAATAAGTACTATTAATCTAGGTCTAAACCTAACTGCTACCTATACTCTTACTCAAGATGAGATGCTCATTATAGTACTTTCATGTACTCCAACAAGCACAGGTGTAGCAATAACTAAATCACATAGTGTATTATCTACTTGCTTTCTAGAATTAGCATTTGCTGAGATTGTATCTGAGACTGAGTGTGGTTGTGGATGTAGTGGAGGTAATTCATGTACCTGTGACTCAACGTCTAGTAATACGATTACATTGCTTCAGTATATCAGAGCAGCTGAAATATTTGCTGAGTACTCTAATCCTGTAGCTGCACAAAAGCAATTAGACGCAGGAACTGCATTAGTTCAGGCTAACTTAAATAATTAATATTTTTATATATATAATGTTAACTCCACAGGAACTATTATATAGAATTCAAAATGGTGAGCAATTCTTTGCTTTACTAATGGATGAATATGTCGATGAGACAGAGGAGTTAGAACCAGTAGATAGTGAATTAAAGCAAAGGATAAACTGTATATTTCTAATTCTAGAGGCTATAAGCTTCCTATACTATAGAGGTATCTATACTAACGATCCTGTATGCATGGCCTTGTACAAGAGGTTAATGAACTGCTTAGGTATATTTGCTGGATCTCCACTATTTATACTAGACCCATCTATAATATTTCCTGGTATTATACTACCTCCTATATTCCAAGGACCTCAGGGATTACAAGGTCCTCAAGGGCCACAAGGTCCACGAGGCTTTCAAGGATTTCAAGGTGTTCAAGGATTTCAAGGTGTACAGGGTGCAGTTGGACCACAGGGTACTCAAGGAACACAAGGCTTCCAAGGCTTTCAAGGAGTACAAGGTTTCCAGGGTTTAACGGGTCCACAAGGCTTCCAGGGTGTACAGGGTACACAAGGGCCAAGGGGTTTCCAAGGTTTTCAAGGAACACAGGGTGCTCAGGGAGTACAAGGAAATAATGGAACAAGTGTTGTCTTAAAAGGTTCGGTAGCTACTGTAGGTAATTTACCATCGGTAGGTAATACTGTTGGTGATCTATATATTGTACTGGCTAGTGGTGATGGATATGTTTGGGATGGAAGTGCATGGAATAATGTAGGACCTATTGTGGGTCCACAGGGTGCTCAAGGGACTCAAGGATTTACTGGTACACAGGGTGTTCAAGGATCTACGGGTCCCCAAGGTATTACTGGTGCCCAGGGATTCCAAGGTGTACAAGGTACACAAGGACCTATAGGGACTCAAGGTTTTCAAGGTACTCAAGGACCTACGGGTCCACAAGGCTCTACGGGTGCACAGGGAGTGCAAGGATTCCAAGGTCCTACTGGTCCACAAGGTCTTACTGGACCTCAAGGTTTTCAGGGATTTCAAGGATTTCAAGGAGCAACTGGTAGTCAAGGCTTTCAGGGTCCTACGGGACCTCAAGGTGCTACAGGTGCTCAGGGGCCAACAGGACCTCAAGGTGCTACGGGTCCTCAAGGTCTTACTGGCCCACAAGGACCAGGTGGACCTCAGGGATTTACAGGACCACAGGGACCAAATGGACCCCAAGGACCTCAGGGTTTTACTGGACCTCAAGGACCTACTGGACCGCAAGGGTTTACAGGTCCTCAAGGAGCTCAGGGTGTACAAGGACCTACAGGATTTATTGGTAGTTTAACTACATCTGGATCATCAGGTGCAGCTACATTAGTTGGCTCAACCTTAAATGTACCAATATATAGTGATGCTCTTGGTGGTTATCTACCATTGAGTGGTGGAACATTGACTGGTGCTCTAGGAGGTACATCTGCTTCATTTAGTAGTAGTGTGACTGCATCAGCATTCTTTGAAAGTTCTTCTATTAGAGGTAAAAACATTATAGCTACTAATCCATTACTTTCACTTAACATTGATGTAATAAAATACACTCGTAAAACTGATGTAAATAAGGATATAAGATATGGTTATTCTGCTGAGCAGATACATTCATTAATGCCTGAACTAACAGACAGGGATGTAACCTCAGTTAAGTATTTAGATGTACACACCATATTGATTGCTCAGTTACAGCAAGAGATAAGGGAATTAAAAGATAGGTTAAAATAATATGAGTTGGGCAGGAATAGCAGCTAATCAGGGGGTATCACGTAATAATCTACAGGATGCTGTAAATACCTCTGTGTTTACTCTAAAGAATACTATACCTGCAGGTTTAAAACAAATAACAAAGGTAGAAGCTGGATTTTATGTTAATATAGATCAAGGGTATGCTCCCTATGCAGGAAAGGCAAGTAATCAATTGGTAGTTAAATCTAACCTAATTGCTTGTACTGCATTATCTTACTCATATACGCTTTACTACTTTTATACTGATGGGCCTGCTTTTTATGCAGGGTATACAACTTCAGGTGCTGCCTGTGCGGCTACAACACCTAGTATTACTGTTTATTCAAGCTCAAGTACAATAACGGTAGGAGCTGTTTTATATGTAGACCCATGTGGTTATGATCCATTCTTTGGAAATTCTTACTCTGGTGGTTATCCATATTTTAAGATAGGTAGTAATTATATAACCTTTGAGGAGTATAGTCCAGGTAATCCATCGGTAGGTAATGTGGTTAGAACCGTAGGCAGTTGTGGACCAGTATATTACACTTATGTAGTAAGACCTAGTAATAATTTAGGAACTATATGTACAGACCCTAGTTATACAGTTTACTCAAGTAGTATATTGTTAACGGCAGGAGATTTTATATTTTATGATACTGCTCTTACGAATCCAGTGACAGGTTTTGACTATGTAGTACGTGTATCAGGTTCACCAGATATTTACTATATGAACCCAGGAACAGGAGAATTAACTTCTGATACAGGTTCTGATTGTTAATTATGATTATAATAATAAATAAAAAATAAAAGAATGGCAATTACTAATGAAGATCTAATCATTAAATTACAGCAAGGCAACTTATATTTTGCTAACTTGATGGATGAGTATGTCGATGATTCTGTTTATTCATTAGATGTTAACTATGAGTTATTTAATAGAGCTACCTGTGTATTCTTATTATTAACTGGTTTTCAATTTCAACTTGACAAGGGTCTTGGTGGTGATAATCCAGTTACTTTAGCTATATATAAACGATTAAATTGTCTTATACCTATAAATAATCAACCGATTGAGTTTGATTTAACATTAATATTTCCTAATGTAGAGAATGCAATTATTGTACAAGGACCACAAGGACCTCAGGGATCTACGGGTCCCCAAGGATTCCAGGGTACTCAAGGATCTACTGGAGCACAGGGAGTACAAGGAGCTACAGGACCACAAGGATTAACTGGAGCTCAAGGTCCTACTGGTCCTCAAGGTACGCAAGGATATACTGGCCCTCAGGGTATTACTGGAGCTCAAGGTCCTATTGGTCCTCAAGGAGCTCAAGGGGCTCAAGGATTTCAAGGTAACCAAGGCACTACAGGTGATCAGGGATTTCAGGGTGCTCAAGGTAGTCAGGGATTCCAAGGAGCACAGGGTACTGCAGGTCCACAGGGCGTTCAAGGTATACAGGGTCCTGTAGGTCCACAAGGAGTACAAGGATTTCAAGGTACCACTGGAGCTCAAGGTGTTCAGGGTATTCAAGGACCTATAGGCCCACAAGGTTTTCAAGGTACGCAGGGCTTCCAAGGAGTGCAAGGCTTTCAAGGTGATGCAGGTCCACAAGGTGTGCAAGGAGTGCAAGGACCTCAAGGATTCCAGGGATTTCAGGGTGTACAAGGATTTCAAGGAGTTCAAGGAACACAAGGACCGCAAGGTAATCAAGGACCAACAGGTATTAATTCTGGACTGATTTATTATTTCAATGAGTCACAGAGCTCACCTATAGCTGGTTATAAGGTACTATCTATTATACCATCTGGAGCTGCCGAGCAAACTGTTGTAGCAACTACTAATGGAACTACACCTGTATTGGTTAGTGACTTTATATCCGATGAGATAGATCAACCATTGATCCCATATGGTACACAAAGATTCCATATACACTTTTTAAAGGCTAATTCAGGTAATAGTATTGAGGCATATGCTGAGTTACAATTAGCTAATTCAGCTGGTACTTTAATAGGTTCTACTTTTACAACAAATGTGGTATTGATTGGATATATAGACGCTGTAACTCCAATTGAAACATACTTTGATGTTGTACTGCCTAGTATTGTTATAGATCCTACCGACAGGATGGTTGTTAGGTTGTATGTTAAGGAACAATCTGGTGGCTCAAGTCACAATGTTACATTCTATACTGAGGGTGCATCTAATTATTCATATGTAGTTACTAGTTTATCTGCTCCAGCTGGAGATCAGGGTCCACAAGGTCCTCAGGGTCCTCAAGGTGTGCAGGGTATACAGGGTACTAATGGTACTCAGGGTGTTCAGGGAGTACAGGGTCCACAGGGATTCCAAGGCTTTCAGGGTAATCAGGGCGATACTGGACCTCAGGGGTTCCAAGGATTCCAAGGTTTTCAGGGAGCACAGGGAACGCAAGGTTTCCAAGGTCCAGCTGGTGACCAAGGAGCTACGGGTGCTCAAGGTCCACAAGGTGTTCAGGGAGCTGCTGGTGCTCAAGGATTTCAAGGGCCTACGGGACCTCAAGGCTTTCAAGGGGCTCAAGGTAACCAAGGTGATGCAGGACCTCAAGGATTTCAAGGACCGCAGGGACCTCAGGGTGTTCAGGGTACACAGGGTTCTACTGCTGCAAGAAGCGAACAAACATTTACAGCAACTGCAGGACAAACAGTGTTCTCAATGGTTTACACAGTAGGTCAGTTAGATGTTTATTATAATGGTTCAAAGCTATCTCCTGCTGAGTTTACAGCTACAAATGGTACATCATTTACATTAGCAACTGCTTGTCAATTAAATGACATAGTTAACGCTGTAGCTTATATAACAACTGCAGGTGTAGGTGGTGGTGGAACAATAAATACTATTCCTAAGTTTACAGGTTCAACAACAACAATAGGAGATAGTGCTATTACTGATGATGGAACTACTGTTACATTGGTGAGCAGAGCATTATTAGGAACAACTGCTAACTTTACAGGTCAGCTTACCTTAGGCTCAACCATAACCAATGGAACTTATACGTATACTTTCCCAGGAGCTACGGGTACTTTGGCTCTAACAAGTCAATTACACGATGCAGTAACCTTATCTGCTATTGGTTCAACGCCTAATGCTAATGCAGCAACATTAACAGGTCAAGTTTTAAATCTACAACCTGCTGATGCAAGTTTTGGAGGTGTTGTTACTACAGGAACGCAGACTTTTGCGGGTGCAAAGACACTTACAGGAGCATTAAGTGGTACAAGTGCTACGTTTAGTGGTGATTTAACTGCTGCTAATATTAATGTTACAGGCTCTGCAATTCCTGCAAACGGAATGTATTTAAGTACAGCCAATACGTTAAACTTTGCAACTAATAGTGGTAGTAGAATGTACATTGGTTCAACAGGCTCAGTGTTCATGACAAGCACGTTAAGTCTTGGTAATTACTTACAACTAACTTCTGCCAATACATTCATCTATGGAGGTACAACAGTAGGTAGTATTCAATACGGAAATAGCACATCTTCAACACATTTAAAAACGTATGGTGCAACTCACGCAACTCTTGCAAACGTAATTCAACTAACAAACAATAGTGTTGTTTCATTAACATTATCAGCCACAGGAGCAGCAACATTCACAGGTGCATTAACAGGTACTACTGCAAACTTCACAGGTCAGCTTACTTTAGGTTCAACAATAACAAACGGAACATACACCTATACGCTACCATCAGCCACAGGTACTTTAGCTTTGACATCTGCTTTGAGTGGTTACTTACCATTGACAGGAGGTACGCTTACAGGTAGTTTGACAGGAACAAGTGCCACGTTTAGTGGAACGGTATCAGCTAATGCAGGAAATCAAGTAAGGTTTTACAGACCTGATAGTTCTTATCCAAGTGCATCTTGGTTTTGGCAAGTCAATATGGATGCGAGCAACAATCTTGATTTTGGAGTAAACGCTGGGGCTTATAAATTTAGAATAGAATCCACAGGAGCAGCTACGTTTAATTCAACACTAACGGCAGGTAGTCAGATTATTTCTGAATTATCAACTGCAAATGATATAAGATTATTAATTAATCCAACTGCTACTGCGGTTAAAATATCTGCTACTTATAATACAACGGGAAGTTATCAGCCACTTACATTTTTAACATCCGATACCGAACGTATGCGTATCACATCAGGTGGTAACGTACTAATCGGAAGTTCAACAGATGCAGGTTACAAGCTAGATGTTAATGGGGAGATTCGTACTTTTGGTTCTGGTGCTGGTTTGACTTATGCAGACAGAAGTAGCGGAAGCTATGTATTTTATGCAACAGGTGGGGCTACATATTTTTATAATGGAGCTAATATTGCTCAAATAAATATGACAACAGGTATTTACACACCGTTATCAAACATAAATAAAAAGAAAGATTTTGAACTATCAGAAATTGGTTTAAATGCTATTTTAGGATTAAAGCCTACTTTATACAGAATGAAATCAGATGAATCTGATAATGAAAAAGAATTAGGTTTTATTGCACAAGAAGTAAAAGAATTTATACCACAGGCATACGTAGAAAGTGGCGAAGATGAAGATAAATTTATAGGTTTAAATTATAATGCAATAGTAGCAGCATTAGTAAAGGGTATGCAAGAACAACAAGCACAAATAGAAAAACTAAAACTATTAATTAAATAACATGGGCTTACCACAGAATTTAGGAAGATTATCCGCAGCATTAACCTCTGATGCATCATTAAACATTGGTGTAGGTGTAAATCCTAGTGGTTCATTTAAATTTGAGGTGGGTACAACAAGTAAGTTTACAGGAGTAGCTACCTTTGGATCTACTTTGTCTAATGGTACTTACTCTTATACTTTACCAGGAGCTACAGGTACATTTGCATTAGTAGGTGGAGCAGGTGTAGGAACTGTTACAAGCGTTGCTGCTCTTACTTTAGGCACTACAGGAACTGACTTATCATCTACAGTAGCAAATGGCACTACAACGCCTGTAATTACGTTAAACGTACCTGATGCAAGTGCAACTGCAAGAGGTGTGGTTACTACAGGAGCGCAAACCTTTGCAGGAGCTAAAACTTTTAATAATGGTATTTCAGCAAGTAATAGCACAGGAAATACAATAGCATCTACTTGTTCAGCTACAGGTGGACTTGCTTTTTATGGTCAATCGTCTGGTGGCATAGGCGCTCAATTTGAATCAAGCGCATCAGGAGAAGCAGCATTAATTGCAAAGCATACTAGTACAGGTCCATTACAATATTGGATGACCACATCGGGAGTAGTTGCTACTATGTCAAATGCAGGTGGCTTAACTCTTGCAGGTCAGCTTACTTTAAGTTCTACCATAACCAATGGAACATATACCTATACGCTACCATCAGCTACAGGTACATTAGCTTTGACATCTGCTTTGAGTGGTTACTTACCATTGACAGGGGGTACGCTTACAGGAGCATTAAGTGGTACAAGTGCAAGTTTTAGTCAAGGTATTTCTGCTGATGTTGGTTCGGCTACTTCTTCAATACAAGTTAGAAATGCAAGTACAGATGCCCCATTTATTGGATTTTTTCGTGGTGGAACATTAAGAAATACATTGCAATTACTTACAGATGGTTCTTTTAAACTTACTGATGCCTCCTTAGTAGCCAATGCAGGTCTTACAATGGGAGCATTAAGTGGTACAAGTGCTACGTTTAGTACTGCAAGTAATGACCAACTAATTATTAATTCAACTAATTCAACAGGTGCAAAAGAACAAGATATTAAGTTTACTAATCAATCTGTAAATAAAGCATTAATAAGAAATGTTGCAGGTGGAAATATCTTTGATTTCTATTCTTATGAATATGGTTTCTATCCTTTACGCATAGCATCCACAGGAGCAGCTACGTTTAGTTCATCGGTTACTGCGACAAGTTTTTCAAATGCAGGTTTACAATCAGGAGAAGTATTTAATGGTACTAAATCAAATGCAGGATATTTTGTAGGGTATTTACAAAACACATCAGCAACAGGGTTAGGATTATATATTCAAAATGGAAATGATGCAAATGATGCTTTAAGAATTGGGAATGCAGCAGGAAGTGCTAATAATATACAGTTATTTGGTAGTGGTAAAGCGTATTTTGCTGGTAACGTAGGTATAGGAACAACAAGTCCAACTGCTAAATTACAAATAACATCAACATCAGCAGGTGCAGCAAGTGTTGCATTATTTTTAAATAATAATAGTGCCACATCAAGTACTGAAACAAGAATAGCATTTGCAGCTAATACTAATGATGATATTTCAACTAATAGATATTCATATATATCAGCTTTAAATACAAGTGGAAGTAATGGTCAAGCATTAATTTTTGCTACCAATGAAACAGGTAATGCAGCAGTTGAACGTTTAAGAATAGCATCCACAGGAGCAGCTACGTTTAGTTCATCGGTTACTGCATCAGCTTTCATTCCAAGCGGTTCATCTGTACCAACAAACGGAATGTATTTATCGGCTGCCAATACTTTAAACTTTGCGACAAATACTACAAATAGGTTAAGTATATCAAGTACAGGCGAAACTTCATTTAAAGGAGTTGTAGGTGGTAGCTTATCTGCACTTCCACAATTCTATATAAATAGCACAGGAGCTAACTATGGATTACTACAAAATTTAAATTCTACAACTTGGTCAATAGGTTACGGAACTTCTGTATCTGCACTAGGCACTTCTCTAATAAGTTGGAATACATCAGGTAGAGTAGGCATAAATACATCAACCCCCACTGCTAAACTTGAAGTACAAAGTGGGACAGGTAATTTAACTACAGGATTATTTTACAATTATACAGGTGACCAAACTGCCACAAATTTAATATCAACATCAGGCAGAGCCGATGTTTTTTATCATTTTCAAGCATTTAGTAGTAATACAACTGAAGTTTTTAGAATTGAATCAAATGGTAATGCAAAAAATACAAATGGTAGTTATGGTTCATTGTCTGATATAAAAATAAAAGAAAATATTTCAGATGCTACACATAAACTTGAAGATTTATTAAAAGTTAGAATTAGAAATTATAATATAATTGGACAAGAAACAAAACAAATAGGTGTAATTGCTCAAGAATTAGAAGAAATATTTCCATCTATGGTTGATGAAAATCAGGATAGAGATGATGAAGGAAATTTATTGGAAACTACAACAAAAGGAGTTAAATATTCAGTATTTGTACCAATGCTAATCAAGGCAATACAAGAATTATCAGAAAAAATAACACAATTAGAAAACAAATAAAATATGAAAAACATAACACCTATCTCTATATGGGATAATGGCACAGTCCAAGAAGCAACAGTATTAAATACCTATGCTATTAATGTTCAACTAAATAATTCAGCTACCTTTTATTGGGGATTATATAGCACAATTGAGGGTAATGTAGCTAATCAGCTATCGCAAGGCAATCTAACAATGTCAGGTGAGGCTTATACTGAATGGACAATAGATGAATATGCATGGGATTGGGTAGCAGAACAACTTAATTTAACTATTACAGGAGATTACGTTCCTCCTGTTCCTGAGCCTATGTTAAAACCTATTGTTGAACCTATTGTAGAAGAAAATTAAAACCAAATAAATTATGAAAAAGATATTAATCGGATTAGCTGTAGCAGCAGTAGTAATCATAGCAACTGTAATTATATTAACTCAAGACAAACCAGACTCAGGTGCAGACAAAGCATTAGTCTTAGTAGATGGCAAGTTTGCTTTCTGTGGAGCATCAGGAGCTGAGTTGACTGGTCGTACAATAGTAGTACAAGGTAAAACCTTTTTAGAGGGCAAATCAATCTGTCCTGTATTGGATGGTATTTCAATAGCTAACACTATGCTAGTAGGTAATCCTTCAGTTACTCCAGATAGTACAGACAATACAGTATGGTCTTACTTCTGGTACTTTGATAGCGTTCCTCAGGCACCTACATGGGACTTATTACCTACTGTAAACAGATCATTTGTAGTAACTAAAACTCAGGGCATGAGCAATATGTTCTGTATGCCTTGTAAGGTCTTAGAAGATAAAGTCAATGGTGTTACCTTAGCAGAATGTTTTGGTCCTATCAACGAAGCCGCAGTGCCTTTACGTAGGTCACTAAGAGTAGTTGAGGGTGAAACATCTATAACTCAAGCTCCAGAGGGTGCAAGTTATCCTGTAGGAACCATTATACCTGTAAATAAATAAAACTGATTTGCAAGTGTACGTATATTATTGTATATTTGATTTTTAAAAACAAAAATATATATATGAAAGTAAAATTAACACTAGGTGAAATCCTTAATTTAGATATTGAATTATCTGGATACGTTAACCCAGAAAATGGTGAGCAAATATTGAGCGGTCTTTTTTCTCAACAACTATCATTAGTTACTAAGTTTAAACTGTCTGAGCTGAGAGACTTGATTGCTCCACTTAAAAAGAACGTAGAAGACCTTAAGAATGATATCATTAAGTCTAAGGGTGAGGAGAAGGATGGTACTGTATCTATACCTATGATGATTGACGATGTAGTGAACCCAGTATTTCTTGAGTTTCAAGAAGAATACAATAAGCTTATTTCAGAAGAAAAAGAATTGGAGATCTCTGAATTTAAAATAGAGGACTTTGATATTGTAACTAACGAAAGTTATAACACATTCTTTAAGATAATAAAAGCTCAACAATAATACAGGGGATATACAATGTTGTTTCATGTAATTACTAGGTGTACTAGACCAGAGAATTTAAAAAAAATATATAACTCTTTCAACGGATACGATAAGCTTAAGTGGACTGTCGTATTCGATGGAAGTTTTTTAGCTGAAATAGACTTAGAGCTACTTGGTTGGTTAACTAAGGTAGGTGCAAACTATAGATTATTTTATAGTACAAAGGGTTCCTATCTATACCCTCAGATCAATGACATTGTAAGCTCAAATAAGGGCTTGTGGAACATCCTTATTGACGATGACAATATAGTTCACCCAGATTATTTTAGTTCGTTAGAGAGCTTAATACAGGGCAACACGAGCTCAAGTGTATTCATATACAATCAGGTACTAGAGGATGACTCTATTAGGCTGTGCTCACCAGAGAATACGGTAGTTGGAAGTATAGACTTAGCTCAGTTTACATTCAATACTGATGTAATGGGTCTTGCTTCTTTTGGAGCAGGTTACTGTGGTGATGGTGAGTTTATAGAGGAGCTATACAAGAGAGTCCCAGAAGACTTTAGGTTTATAGATAAGAATCTATGTTACTATAATTACCTTACTAGACCAGATCAGGTAGTAAAAAAAAACTCTAGTTCACCCTCGGTACCAAAAGTTCTTTGTCTAGGTAAAACTAATTTAAAGGAACTAAATTCTATAGCTCATCTAGGGTACGAGGATACCTCACTAAAGTTAGTAGACTCCATACACGATGATCCAGACTCTATTGTAACGGTAGGTAATAAGAAGGATACTTACTATAGTGATCTGTGCTCTAAGCCATTAGAGTTAAGGAAGAGGTGGATACACTTAGATAATAACAATAAGAACCTAGGTGAGATAGCTTACAATGTAGCGATGAATGCTATATTGGATGTACACAGACCAACGGTTTCTTACTTCACATCTGCCTACAAGACAAAGGATAAGATTTGGATTGCATACAATTCTTTATATAATCAAACATCACATGACTGGGAATGGGTTATAGTTAACGACTCTCCTAACTGTGCAGTAACAAGAAACATTCTTAATGAGATATCTGCATTAGACTACAGGGTTAAGGTTCATGAGTTTAATAAGAAGTCTGGTGGTATTATAGGTGAGGCTAAGTATAGGGCGGCATCGTTGTGTTCTGGAGAGATCTTGGCTGAGCTTGATCATGACGATGAGCTAAACATAAACTGTACAGACTATTTAATACAGGCATCTATTGCTCACCCACGTGCAGGATTCTTTTACACTGACTGCTTAGAGACAGATGATTACGGTAATTCAATGACCTATGTAGATGGGTTCTCTTTTGGTTACGGTAAGTATGAAACTCAGTTACATAATGGAAGGGAGGTAAGTGTAGCCATTGCATCTCCTATTAATCCTAAGACTATACGTCACATTGTTGGAGTACCTAATCACGTTAGGGCATGGAGGAGATCCTTTTACCATAGTATAGGAGGTCACAACAGAAGGTTAGCTATAGCTGATGACTACGAGTTAGTTGTACGTTCATTTTTAAATACAGAATTTTGTCACATAAAAGCATTAGGTTATGATCAAAAAATATACAATAATCAATCTGGCCAGAATACTCATAACGCTACCAGGGGAGATATTCAACGTAGGGTTCGCACTATTATGGGCTTCTATAACGACCAGATAGCATCTAGGTTTAAGGCTGTAGGTTATAGTGACTGGGCATACAATTCTAATAAGAATAATCCGTTAATGGTAGAAAGTATTTTTGATGGGTATAACTATTCAAAGGAGTTTATACCTGTAAATAATGTATAATATTATTTATACTTTTGTAATATAAACTATAATCATTTTATGAGCTCTGATATATTAATACAGGCAGTTATTTTAGTAGTATCCAATGCAGCAACGGCTTGGTTTACTAACTCGGCAACTAAAAAGAAGCACTCAGCAGAGGCTGCAAGTTATATTTCAGACGCATATAAAACACTAGTGGAAGACTTACAAGAACAAATAACTATAATGAAGAGCGAGATTGAAGACCTCAGGTCTAAATTGTCGGCTATGGCTGTAAGGGAGGTTGATCTTTCATTAAAAGTTAAGAAACTAGAGACTGAAAACTTAGTCCTAAAGCGAGATAAATCAATTTAAATTTGGTTTTATAGAAACTACTCCATACCTTAGCTTCAATTTAAAACATATAATACTATGAAACAGTGGCTATACTGGATTGGAGGTGCATTATTATTTTCCTTAATAGTAATTTATATTAGCTCCCCATCTAAAAAAGACTTATCTAACAAATCAGAATTAGATCTATTCTACGATCTACAAGATACCATTAAATACTACAAGAATAAGGATGGTTCTAGCACAGCTCAAATAAAGCTCTTAGAGGCAGACAAGAAGTCTTTAGGTAAGGTATTAGCACTCAAGAACAAAAGTCTCTCAGATCTTCTTAAAAGTGGCTCTACGTCAGCGACAGTGTTTGAGACCCTAACTGTTTACGATACTATTACTAAGGTAAGGGTAGACACAGTTAATTCTAAGCCTAGCTTTAAGGATTATACTAAAGATAGGTGGATTGAGATTGACATTGAGTTAAAGAACGATAGCTTAAGAAAGTCTATAATCTTACGTGATTCAGTTAGTGTATCATTCAAAAAGGTTTCACAGGGGTTCCTTAAGAGAAAGAAGTCTGTTGTTGAGGTTAAGAATTATAATCCTTATGTAAAAATAAATAACCTTCAATCATTTGACGTTACAGAAAAAAGAGTTAACCTATTATTCCCTGGTATAGCTATTGGGGTAGCAGGTACATTGATTCTTTTAAAGTAATATGGCTAAAATAATAAGAAGAAAGAAGAAAGTTCTCAAAAAGAAAACTTTTAGGTCTGGCTTAGAAGACACTACAGCTCTTCAAATTAAAAGCAAGGGAGCCAAGCTTTTATATGAAACCTCTAAAATAAAGTACACTATCCCAGAAAGTGATCACGTCTATACTCCAGACTTCATACTTCCTAATGGTATCATCGTAGAGACCAAGGGTAGGTTTATGATTGAAGACAGAAAGAAGCACTTACTAATACGTGCTCAACACCCAGAGAAAGATATTCGTTTTGTGTTTACTAGGTCGGCAACTAAGCTATATAAGGGTGCTCGGACTACGTATGCTGACTGGTGTGTTAAGTATAGCTTTAAGTTTGCAGATAAAAAGATACCTGATTCTTGGTTCAATGAGCAACAGAAGGAAACTACCTAAGTATAGAGTCCCTAAGGATGATGATTTAAGTCATTCAGTATATCTAAATGCTAATGGAGACCTTATGCACCTGTTATTTGTTAATCTACCTGTAGCTGGAGTATTTGAGTGGGAAGACAGTGATGGCCCTCAACAAGATTTTTTTGTAGAATTTAAATGGGAAGAGGATGATAATGATGATGACGATGAATACTTTTATTAACTAAATAAAAAGAAATATGCAAGAATTTAATACTGAAAAAGCTTTAGCGTATTATTCGCAAGAGCAAAACATTACCGATGCTTGTAGAAGGCATTGTTCTGAACTGGGTATAGATTACTCTGAGAAGTATAGACACAGGCTCAGTAGGCTAATAAGTAGTGGTAGGGTTGACTCATACATTGAGAATGATACTGTTACAGAAAGTAATAACTACTCTAACGATAAAGAAAAGATTCATAATGGGTTTAATGCTATAGGTGACGATGGTCAGCTCATGAACATAGAGGCTTACTGTAAACACTACGGATTAGATGTAAGTAAGATTAGAAGCTATAAGTTAATCAGCCACTCTGGCATACCTTTTTACAATATAGTTTTCTATGAAGAAGTAGTTGAATCATTAGTTACAGAAGAGGAGCTTAAACAAATTATATCAGAAGGATTTAAGGATATAAAATACACTGAAATAAAAAAAGAAAGCAAAAATAAAGTAGGTATAGCTAAAATAGCTGATTTACACTTAGGTAGCTATGTTGATAATTTAATTAGAACAAAGAATTTTTCTATTGATATATTGGCTAATAAGCTTTTAGAGGCTGTAAATGATATTAACGATAGGAATTATTCAATCGTTCATGTGCACATACTAGGTGATTTAATAGAATCGTTTACAGGACTTTCTCATAAAAATACATGGAAGGGTTTAGATAAAGCCATGGTAGGATCAGAAGCTGTTAAATTAGTTGTAAAGATACTACACGATAACTTCTTGTCTAAGATTGTAAACTTAGGAGATGTTAAAGTTGTTGCTGGTAACCATGATAGAGTTACATCCGATAATAAAGAAGATGTTCAAGGAGGAGCAGCAAGTCTTGTTTGTTGGGGATTGGAACTAATAGGTTACAATATTGAATTTAATCCATTGGTCATTACTCATACCGTAGGAAAAATTACTCATATACTTACTCATGGACACCACGCATTGAGTAAAAAATCAACTAAACAAATATGTTGGGATTATGGTGTTCAAGGTAATTATAATTTAATTTGTGAAGGGCACTTACATAGTATAATACAAAAGCTAAATATTAATCAAAGAGATACTTATCAAACAATTAAAGATGATGCTGTTGATCATAGAAGAATGAATTGCCCTAGTTTCTTTACTGGTAATTTTTTTAGCGAATCACTTGGCTACACATCAGAGAGTGGGTTTGTAATTACAGAAGATAATGGTAAGGGAGTTCCTAATGTATTTTATTACGCTATTTAATAATTAATATGAATAATTTAAAATTTTGTAGGTCTTGCGAAAAAGATAAAAGCATATATGAGTTTTATAAAAAAGGAGAATATGCAGACGGAAGATACCCAAGGTGTATAGAATGTGTAAAAAGAAAAATATATTTACCAGAAAAAACTTTAATTATTAATAACAAAAAGCAATGTACTAAATGTAATGAATTTAAGGATTTAAGTTTTTTTAGTAAAAGAATTAATAGAAAATCTGGAGTCCAATCTTCTTGCAAGAAGTGCAAAAATAAACGTGTTAAGAGAGACCCTAAAAAAACTAGAGAGATTAGCCTATATAAATCTTATAATATATCATCATTAGATTTTGAAAATATTCTAGCATCTCAAAATAATAAATGTGCTATATGTGGTATAGACCAAAACTCATTAAAAGATGGTAAGAAAAAATATCTATGTGTTGACCATTGTCATATAACTGGCAGTATTAGAGGTTTATTATGCGATAAATGCAATAGAGGTATAGGATTATTAAGTGATAATATAGATAATCTTTTTAATGCTATAGCTTATTTAAAAAAATATAAGTGATACTACTTAGAATCATTCTAAATTGTAAATAAATTTTGTAGTGTCAATTACATTATAGATATTTACCGATGTAAATTTTTCATGTTCTTTAGTTAATAATGGGCGAGTATGTTTGGTGGTTCTTACTGCTCGCCCTTATTTTCTAACCTAACCCAACAAACCTTTATGAAAAAACTTTTGATTTTTAAAACAGATGGTAAAAACAGAGTATTTGAAACTGGTAGTCAAAGAGATAATGACACCAACAAGTCATTGCCTAATCACCTAGATGCCTATGTACGTATGAGGTATGGTTACCTGCTCAGGCATGGAGCTAATCATTACGATAAGGGTAACTGGAGAAAGGGTCAACCTACCGAGGCAGCAATTGAAAGTCTTCATAGACACCTAGCTAAGTTTGAGATCAATCAAGATCTTGGTTTGCCACAGGATGAGGATCATCTGTCTGCTATTATATTTAATGTTCAGCTAATTATGAAGAACGAACAGAGAGAAGGTGTTAAGGTTGATCAGTATTACATTCCTATTTAGTTTTTTAAGTAAAACGCTTATTATTTGTGTAAAACACTTAAATGCACCCATTATTTATGTAAAACGCTTATTTTTGTCACATATTTAATTAGTATTTGGGACTAAAATTCAAATTAATGTGCATTATATTACACTTTATATTAAACAATATTAAATAATGGCAGGTGATTTTTTTTATTACAAACTATTGTGCAATATTTTGCACTTTATGATGTATATTATCATCAAAATAAGAAGAAATGAAGAAAATATTCACCATTGCTAAACTAAGAAATAATTACTATGGCAAAAATAACTAATGTACAAATAGATTTACTTAAAGCATTCGTTAAAAGATTTGATCTTGATTTTGTTGATGGTGGTAAGTCTATTAGTTTTGAGAATGCTATCAGAATATTTGATGGTGAGAGTCCAGTACATAAGACTAGGGATGAACGAAGAAATGAATTCATTAGCTCACTGTCTCCATACCTACTAACCTATGGATCTAAGATGCTTAATGATTTTTACAGGTACTGGGCAAGAGATGATGGAGCTAAGATGAGGTTTGAGAACCAGAAGAGTTGGAACGTAGAGCTCAGGCTTGCCAAGTGGAAGTCTAATCAGGATGAGTATGAACGCAATAATTATATACAACAATTAACTAAAAGGATATGACAATTACACCACAAGAAAAAGCAAAGAGCTTGATTAGTATAAACTCACTCACTATTCTTAGTGTAGTGGGCAATAAGTTAACTATGAGTGAAGTGAAAGAGATAGCTAAAGAATTTACATTGTTGGAAGTTGATGAGATACTAAGTACCCTATATGATTATCATTATGATTCTGGAAGTGGAGCTTATGAATACTATACAGAAGTTAAACAGGAATTAGAGAGCCTATAATGATTAAAAAATACAGTAGAGCCAATGAGTTTACGCAAGACATCATTGACTCTCAGCATACTACATTTGATAAGGGGTGGAGTTGTGGTTGGAATATAGGTGATGAAAATATAAGTTTTAAAAGAGGTTACACTTCTTATATTTATAGTCACCCAGGTCAGGGCAAGACTGTATTTGTTACTGAGTCTCTACTTTGTTTAGCTAAGAACGATAATCTTAATGTGTGTATCTATTCACCTGAGACTGGAGGTAGGAGTGAGATAGTTTGGAATCTTATACAGGTTTATACTGGGAAGAGATTGTACGGTAAGAATGCTCACAAGATAAGTAAGGATGAGATCGAGAAGGCTATTGAGTTTATTGATAAGCACTTCATTATACTGGAGCATAACCCATTCTCTGGTAAGGGCAACGAGAGGTTTACAGTAAAGGATATATTTAATCAGGTACACATGGCTGAGAAGGAATACGATATGAAGGTAGATGTACTATGTATTGATCCATTCAATCTATTGGACAGGGAGCTAGAGGATGATCGTAAGGCTATACAGGACTATGTTCTTAGCACCCTTGGTTTTATTAACTCAGCATCTAAGAAAATGAATCTACATACCATATTAGTTGCTCACCTTGCAGGAGATGAATTAATAGTAGACAAGGATACAGGTATAGAGTATAGTCCTAAGCCACACCCTAGTAAGCTAGCAGGTGGCCAGAGTTTCTGGAGAGCAGGGTTCCAAATGATAGGTATCTGGAGACTTCCCTACGGTTGTTTAGATAAGCAGGGGTTCGCTTATAAAGAGAACTCTATGTGGATTATGACCCAGAAGGTAAAGCCTATAGGTACAGGAAGGCTCGGTCACTTTGAATTGTATTACGATACCAATACTCATACACTATATGAGACATTCGGAGACAAGAGATTTAGGTGTGGAGAGATGAACAATAACTTTAGCTTATATGTAGACGCTGGGTTCTCAAAGATGGAGTCTTCCATAAAACCTAATACACTATTTGACAGTAAGTCTGAACCAGATTTAACTAACCCATTCTAATTATGTCAGCATATAAAGAGTACGCCAAGAGGATAGAAGATAAGCTCCAAGCTTATGATTATTTTCAAAATAAAACATTGGATATGTTAAAGATCTCCATTGACCTAGGCATTTCTTATGGTGACCTATATATTGTATCTAGAAATACTGAGGATGAGGATCTTAAGAAAACATTAACTCATTCATTAAAGACCTTAAATAAAGCCAGAGATGGTTATGATCAGATGTACGCACAGTATGTTCACGCAGTTACTGGTTTCTGGGAACTAAGGGAGCAGGTATTGATCATGAGTAAGATTATAGTAGAACACGAAGAGTTACAGGAATCACTTAAAAGAGAAATATAAATAACAACATGGGAAACATACACAAAATAAATTGGACTGGATCTTCTCACGAAGAATGGTTAGCTCAGCGTAAAGCTACAGAGGGCATTGGTAACTTAGATGTTACACGTATTGGTGCATCAGATGTATCGGTAATTACTGGGTCTAATAAGTGGAAGTGCAAGAGGAGACTCTTCTATCACCTGATAGGGTTATATAGCTCTGAGTGGAGAACTAATAAGTCTGTCGCTGGTCATCTACTGGAGCCAGTGGTGGCCGCTAACTGGGAGGCTTGGAATGAGTCTGAGGATCAATTTCTGTTTAACCTTGAGAGGGGTGTTAAGGTAAGGAACACTAAGAGAGCAGATTACTTTTTATTGAACGATAAGTACGAGAATCTGTTTGTTAGTATAGATAGACTTCACGATGGTGATGTATACTCTCCGTGGACTGGTGAACTATATCCTGAGCTCACCCCGATAGAATTAAAGACTACAGAGGATAGCTACTATAGACTATGGACAGATGGTATAACTGCCTCATACATGGATCAGGTGCAGGCTCAGATGATGATATCTGAAACTAAGGTGGCCGTGTTCTGCGTACTAGTGAATGGAACTTATTTTCACGTAAGGGAGGTAGAGTATGATAGTTTTCTTGCTGAGCAGATAGACTCTAAAACAAAAGAGTTTGCTGTTGTTGTAAAGGCAGGTAAGCAGATACTTGATCTAATGAACTCAGCTAAGACTGAGAAGGAAAGAGAAGAGTACGAGGCTATGCTTGAGGAGATTACTCCAGATCCATTAGAATTAAGTGATGAGCAGGATCTAAACAAGGAGAGATTTGGATCCTCGCTAGGCTCTGTTATAGGCGATGAGAGAGACTTTAAATTCCTAGAGGACTACCAGTCAGCTCACGATGGAATAAAGGCTCTGGAGGAAGCTAAACAGCTCGCAAAGAACAATCTGACTACTAAGATGAAGGATGCTGAGGAGTTGAAGTATGAGGGAGGTAAGGTTACATGGAGGAGGTCACCAGATAAGCGTGATTTCTTTAGTATAAAGCTATTCAAATAATATTTTGTATTTATTTTCAAATAGATTTGTTTGGTAATGTTGAAAAACATATATTTGTTGAACAATAGTCAGGTGGCGGAATCAGGTAGACGCTAAGTTAACAGACAGAAGGAGATGGAGAGGAATGGCTCGCCTTCATACAGGTTCAAATCCTGTCCTGACTACGCAAAAAACAAATTGGCCGAGTTTCTTTACCCTTAAATGGATGAGTTTTATAAGCCTTAGTTAAGAATACTGTAGGGTGGTGAAATTGGCAGACACGCACCTCTTGTCTCGAGGGCGGGGAATTATCTAATAAAGACAGAATACGGGTTGACCACAAATTGATTTTGTTCTGTTCCTAAAGACCCTGTGGAGGTTCGAATCCTTCCCCTACAGCTAATTAAATAAATAAACGCAAAATGATAAAAACAGGAGAACAATTAAAGGCTGAGCTATATGCTCCACTACCTTCAGAGGCAATTAAACCTCACCCAACTAAGACCTTCTTATCTACTATTAAGCCTATCTATGTAACAGATAGATTAAATGAGGTATTTGGTATTGGTGGATGGCAATTAAGAACAGAGAATATTCTGGTTAATGACAATGGTACAGTAGTTAATAAGATTACACTTACTGTTCCGAAGTACGATATTTATTATGAATGTTTTGGTGGTAATGATAATGGTGGCCAGACATCAAAGGGATTTGATCTGGGTGATGCATTTAAGGGAGCTACTACTGATGGGTTAACTAAGATCTGTTCTTATCTTGGTATTGGTATTGATGTATTTAGAGGTAAGCAATTTAGTAAGGTGAGCACACCTGCTCCAATAGCTAACACATCTATACCTAAAGCACCAGATGAACGCTTAGATAAAGCAGAGTTAGCTTTAAATAAAGTAATTACAGATACTAAGGAGTTGGTACTTAAGCAAAAAGATTTTAAGGCTACACCAGAGGGAGCTAACTTTCAATCATCTGCCAGTATATCTGACTTGGTTAAGTCTAATGATATTGATTTAGTTATGGCATTTTATAAGTTTATTACAAAGAAATAATGAGATACAAGAGAAATAATTTTTCTGAGGAAGAGATTGAGCAAATAGAGTCACTAGGTAAAATAGTTTGTTACATATTTGGTATAGAGGAAGGTGATTTAAGAGGTAGATGTAGACAACGTGATTTTACTGATGCACGTAAGGTTCTGGCAAGTTGTGCTTCCAGTAACATAGAAGTTAAGGCATCTTATAATATAAAGTCTGTAGGGTATAACCACTTGACACTGGCTTCGTGGTATTTGGGCGTGGATCACTCGACCGTATCTTATTCTATTAATAAGGCCGCAACTTTATACCAGGTTGATGATAATTTTAAGGTTATGTACGATTGTGTTATGGCTATTGTAAATAATCCAAACGATGATACGCTGAGTAAACTAAATAAGTACGCATGGCATAAGCCAATTACATGGGAGGATGTAAGAGATAATAAGAAGTTTAGGCATAAGCACAGACTTGCTTTAGCTCCAAAGGAAGTTATTGATGGCATAGTTAATCTATATCAACGTGGATACGGTGGTGCATTGATCTCCAATAAATACTCTGTGTTATCTTCATTTATTAACTACGTAATTAGTGAGCTTAAAGTAACTAGGTTAAGTAAAGTACCTTCATTTTCACGTACCTCACAATTGATTGCAAGAAGAAGTGCAGTTGTTAAAGTTGACTATTAAAAAACTTAGTATTTAATTTGTATCTTTGCACTATTGAGCTGAGGAGCTTGATAGATTTAAATTAGAGATTACTTAATCATATAAGATAACCTCATCGTATCCAATTAGTATTCACAATAAGATGGTGATTACTTTAGCTCCTCAGCTGGATTAGATGGGGTTATTTTTGTTAGCTCCCACCTGATATTCACCTGTTCTACATCTCCTGTACAGGTAATAGCATAGGCTCGGAAGAGCAATCAAAAGCTAGGGAGTATAAATAAAATGTT